AGCAGTGGTATCAACGCAGAGTACTGTGCCACTCGCCCTTTCGCTTTCTGTTTTCTTTTTATGACTTGCGTTTCTATTAACATAAGGCTAACTTATTCTTTGCGTTAGTTACTGCTTATACTTATAGTCAATGTTAGTTAAACTTATGCTGTTAGTTATGCTTATGCACACTATAAGCAGTAACGTGCCTTATGATTACTATAAGCATAGCTAACGAATCATAAGTCAATATAACGCTCAATATCAATTCTTATATACTTCGGCAATAATATGGAGTTGATAGATAGTGATAGATTTGATCACTATGTATCGCTATGTATCGGACCCATACACACTTATATTTTATATTAGTTATATTAATAAATAATTACTCTTGATATTATTGCGGGATATTATATCCTCTTATATTGAAGTCAATATCGTCTTATATCTTATTAGGGTAACTAATGAGTTACATTAGGCACTAATTGGCGCGGATAATGCTAGCAATGGTTACTCTTGACTTACTTATGATAAAAATAGTTTATCTTATAGTTGCAAGGTCCTTGATAGCAACGAGTTAGACACGAAAATAATTGCGCGAAAATCGTTGACACTCGTTACTGCCATGTTATAGTCAACTCAACGTAAATGCGGTTCTAGTCGTTCCCACGTTGAGCGCGCTGATTTAGGGCAGTTGAAACCCTAATTGACACAATATAGTGGTTCACTGGTTTCACTGTGAACATTGTTGGCTTTGCTAGTATTTAGCGAGTTGGACTAGCCTTATATGGCTTTGATTGAGTCTCAAATACCGATACGCTCTAAATGCGTCTCACCTGACTCTAAATAGTCTGACAAACGACGTGCAAGCGTATTAGAACGGCCTGATTGACTGTGGACAGCTTACGAGCCTAGCCTAGTCTAAATCAGCGTAAAAGCGATACTAGCAACGCCAGCAATGACACTTTGAAACGAGTTAAACGTGAATGAAGTTCACGGCCATAAGTTGTAAGTTACGCGAAAACAGTCTAGGACTATGACACAATTTCCATGCCTATAAGCCAAGACAAGGTTAGCAATCTGCTAATCCCTTAAGGTGTAAAGTATGGATTGACAAAAGTATGATAAAAAACCTAGTTCCTAGCACGTTTCTTGCACCGTTCAAGTCCACAATGGGTGTTCACTTCGACAAAGTTTGCAATGATATTGGCGCAAACATAGGCCGAATTGAAAAGGATGTTGTTACCAAGCATGGTGATTGGACTTGCGGCACTAAAGGCAAACTGCAAAGTAAAGACGGCCACGTCTTGCAACTGCCTTTGAATGCCCCATGGACTGTTCTAGTCCGGTTTGGCTTGCAATTAACGGCTATTGCCAAGAACGGCAGCAGTGATGAACCGGCTTATACAATGACGATTGACGCTGATATTCCAGCGGAAGCGAAGTCATGGTATGAAACCAACTACCAGCACGTCGCCAAGCAAGAAAAGCAAGTCGCATAACATACAACGCAAGTCCCCTAGTATAACGCTAAAAATAGCGACACTAGGGGACTTTTTATTTTCTCCGATAAACAAAACAGCACCTAATGCAAACAAGCTAGACGTTCAAAGATAAACAGAGAATAGAATAAGATAACACCTTAAACAATTGTTGCCTTATCACTATCACGGCTAATCTAGGCATTGTCACACTAACAGATAGAACGAGCAACCCAAAACAAAGTGATATTAGATTTATCAATCAATCACCCTTAAAACTCTCACTCTATAATAGAAAGACTGTTAGACTTTAGCTCTGCTATGTAATGAAGTCATAAGAAGATTATCTTATGCAGTTGAATAGACAGCAACAGCAAACTTGCGTAAAAAGATAAGGCTAATCTGGATTACGAACTAATTCACTTACTGCTAAACTTCACAAGATAACAGTGTTATGAGTAATGTCTAACTTAAGAAAACAGAGTGCGAAAATGATATAACGTAAGGATTGACGCACACTTGGCACATAAGGTGCTACAGTGAATGTATTAAGAGAATCGGTAGCAGTTATAGTTCTCTTATTTATCTCTGTTTGCAGAATATGTGACATAACTTTAGTTCACTTCACAATTAAGCTAATTAAACTTATGACACCCTACGAATTCCAACGCCTTCTAGCCTTTCAAAGAGCTAAACGATATGCCTTTAGACCTAGCAAACAAATAGTATCACGTTTCAGTGTAAAAAGACAAAGACCACAAGGACGACAACTTGTTCCTTTAGAACAACTTTTCATTAACCACAAGTAAGTCCGCGAAACGTAGTGGAGCGGTATTGATTACTGTGGTTCACTATTTCTCGTAGCCGTCAGTGGCTACAGGTAATGGCGACTGCAAGGCGGCCTGTGGACTGTGAACAACACTTAACATTTATAACAAATTATGAAACTAAATGAAATAGAAGATGCAGGAGAAATTGTGCCTGTTCAAATTAACAATCCTGATTCAGTTAAACATACCTTCACATCAGTTGGCCGTAAATTTGACAATGGGACTGGATGGGCAGTAATGTTTGACGGTAACGCTCAATGGTTTGATAATAATGAAGTAATAAAACTATAACAGCGGCGACTGCAAGGCGATTACAATTACTGTGGACTGTGGACTGTGGACTATTTACGCCCTACAACCAGTAACCATAACCATAATCACAAACACAATCATCTTATGACACCCAATTCTACAGGTAATCACTCTTTCAAAATAGAGAGTCATTATCAAATAACATGGCTTCAAGATTTAGCGAGTGATTTAGGTTATAAAACAATTAGAACAGATAACACAATCACATTTCTACAAACATCACTTCAAGATATAGAAGTGTTATGGGAACTTTTCAAACAAGAGCATGATAGACTAATGAATAAATAATTTATCTTAACACCTATTGTCACGTTAACTCGCCGCGCAATCTCTTACCCATTGCATTTAACATTTATTGACAATAGGTTTTAGGATAAAATTATGAGAAAACTATGTGATATACAAGTAGAATTAGACGAAGCAATAAAACAAAGTCTTGCCACTTTTGATAAGACTTATGAATGGCCCAATAAGTATTCTATCAAAGTAGTGAAATTGCGTGAAGAAATGGAAACAATAAAGAAGCACTATGAAAAAGAAAACCAATAAGTCACCAAAGAAAACACTAGACTTCAAAGCATTATACTATGAACTCTTGTCTGTGATAAATAATGAAGATATAGATAAGTATGGCAGTGAAATAGCAAGACGGCGTAAATCAAAATTAAAAGCACTTCTTTATCCTTTTTCAATGTAACTAACCATATTATGACTAAAAACAAAATCAATAAACTAACAAAAAACAGTCAAAAACTAGACAAAGAAATTCAAAAATTATCAAAGACAATTGCCAAACGCCAAGCTGAACTTAATAAATTAAATGAAGATTTGGCATTACTAACACACTTCAAACAACAAGTAAGTTTAATACAGAAATTTTCAATCTTCTAATACCAATGATAGACTATCAAGAAATGGCTAACGCCATTTATCGCGTAGAGGGTAGTGACAAAACTAAATGGCCTTACGGCATCATGCAACATTACAAAGAAACAACTCCTCGTCAAGCCTGTATAAACACTATAAGAACTGTCGCGGCCAAATACCAAATAGTGAAGGTTGACCAAAGATTCATATATTTGTTGGCTGATAAATACTGTCCACCATCAGCCGACCGCGAGGGCAACGAAAGGTGGAAACACAACATGATAGCGATACTCCATGTTGAGGAGTAAGGACAAGAATGGCACAATTTGTGCTATAATAACTTTTGAGCACGTGGCGGAATAAGACGCCGGTGTGCATACCGAGGTTAGTAAATGCAACTTAGGGCCTAAATGCAGGTATGAAACAATCCTGCCGCGCTCACCAATATGTCTCGCAAGCAGAACTAGGAATGTAACTCGTGCCTAGTATAAACATAACGAGATAGTAGATAGGAACTGAATCTATCTCCGCCCCACAGTCGGAGCGATACTGTGGAACTAATTTATGGTCTCGTGGCGGAAGATAGACGCTAACAGTAATGTTGAACCGTGTTACAATTATGAAGGTGTAACGGTTCCAGAACGCAAAGATTAGGGCAAGAACTAGTCAACTTCACCATCCAAGTATCAAACCTTGGCGAGACCACCAATTTGGTAGTAGGTGTAACTAGTAGTGGGTTGTAATGCCATATAGCCTAACTAGCTTGAGATATATCATTATTCGTAATGATTTGAGCTTGTAAAATGATACATACTTATTGTGTGTAAAGTTTCCCTACCTACTACCAATTCAATTTAGAGTAGTGCTAACATACAGAGCGAATATGGTGACTACTCAAAAGCAGTAACCAGACGAGGCAATAATATGGACTCAATAATCGCTAATGCTGGAGTCCGACTTAACTATGACTATTGCCACTGGTTACTGCTTTCTCTTTCGTCTCCCCCAAAAACAAACTATGACAAAATAAACAAGAAAGAAAAACTATGGATGAAATAAAACAAGAGTTTGATAAACTGCTAATAGAAGATTTACTTCTAACAAATAAATGGTTATTTGGTGTTTCTAAAAAAGAAAAAACAAAAATTCACGCAAAACGATTACTTATCAAGAAAAAATTTTTACACTTACATAAAATGTGTGAAACAATGAATAAATGCTATATTAAATTAGCGCGTCAATATAACAGAAAATTCAAACCATGAAACAAACAATAACACTAAAATCAAAAATAACAAAGAAGGATGTTGAATATCCAATCAACAGTAACAGAGCAAGGAAAGAAGAAGCAAAGAAACGTGAACGTGTAGTCTATACAGGGTCAACATTAATTAAAAGAAAGGAACAGAAATGAAATTAAGCCAAGCAAAAGAATACTTGCCATTTGTGCAAGCTACAGCGGAAGGGAAGACTATTCAGTATAAACCAGTTTTTGAACCTGAACTTAGATGGATAGACATACCAATTGATTATGAATTTGTAGTGTATAAACCACAAAATCTCCGCATCAAACCAGAATCAAAACTGCGTCCATGGAAACCGGAAGAAGTGCCAGTTGGGGCGTTACTTAGATTCAAAGGATGTAAAAATTTACCAACTTTAATCTTAAACATATCAACAAAGGGAAATATATCATGGATAAATAATGAAGTAATAGTATCAAGAAGCTGTGAATATCTTCATTTAGAGGCTGAACACTCCCTCGACCACGGAGTCACTTGGAAGCCATGTGGTGTAATGGAATAAGTCCACAAAGAAATGAGTATATCGCGTCGTGGCATCAAAAATGCTTAACAAGTCTTACGTCAAAGAGTTCTAGGTAATACTCTTGACAATAACAAATCTCAAACTACAAAGAGAAGAAGAACTGTCTTCATATCAGAAGTAGTGAGAAGAAACAAACAACAAAACAAGTAACATATATGAGTGAAACACATAAAGAGAAACATGAAGTGAAGCTGTTTGCATCGGAACGCAATAGAGTTAGTAAAACTCTTACAAAGACTATGTTTGGCAAGAAGTCGCCAAACAGCGGGTTGGAGTTTCAATTCCCCGCTACAAGTGCAGAAGCACTACAAAATGACCCGAATGAAGGCAAGTGGTATTCGTGGGAACTGATTGCAGATGTTCTGAACAAATGGTGCCGTAATGCAAGTGCTGGTATCTTTACAGACAACTGGAACGCCGAGAAGGGTGAGTTGAACGTTGATGCTTATCTTGCCGATATTGCAACAATTGATGCTGGTCAAGAAACATTGGTTGATTTGCAAGCTGAAATTGACCGTTATACTGACATCACTGTTGCTATTGCCTCCAAAGAAGATAGCACACAGGAAGAAGAAGACCAGATTCAAGAGTATCTTGTCAAATACATCAAACCGCTCAAAGCGAAACATCGTGCAATCAAAGAACGTCATGCCGCCGCTGCTGCTAAACGTAAAGCGGCTGAAGTTCCTGCTGAAGCCTAATCAGTGATTAGTAGTTAAAAGTCTGCCTATAACAATGAGTAAAGTTATAGGCAGCATTTTAGTTATTAACTTACCATCCACAACCTCAAAAGAAAGGATACACCACATGATGACAAACCAAGAAGCCACAACCACCCCAACAAAAGAGACGGATGCTGCAACTTTTAGGCCAACTACTCGTTATGAGGAATGTGTGGCAGCCGACTTCGCCCGCAAACTAGAACGTGAACGGGATGAGGCGAGAGCGATGCAACTTAATGCTATCAAGCATCTAAATCGCATAGCTACATGGGTGCAGCAAGACCCAACTGGCCCATGGAATAAGCTAGAAATCCAGAAATGGGTATTGAATGAAATTCGCGCTGCGTTGGGTCAAGAACCATTACCACAATTATGGCAACCAGAATCAGTTAATCTTGAAGCCGAACTCACCCAACTCCGCAAGGTGTGTGATGAGTTGGCAGAATGTTTAATCAATAGTGAGGGAATAGGTGATGGCTCAACTTTAATTAATCGTGAAAACAAAGCCAGAGAAAACTACTCCACCCTCCCACACGTCATCAAAGCGAAAGGAAACAAACAATGAAAACAGCGGAAGAATGGGTAATAGGAGAACCTATAGAAACATCCTACTGGAATAGTCCTGCTAACTTGATAAGTATGACCACAACATATGAATCCGACCATGATGCAACATGTCTTATAGAAGTCGTCAAACAAATCCAACTCGACGCCTTTAAAGCTGGTGAGAGGTTTGCGGCGGATTTTATAATAAATTGGTGTCCATCCACACATAAACTAGGCGGTGCAACATGTATAACCTGCAAGGAACTTTCTAAAGCCATCCTCACCGACGCCAACAACCGAACTGCCATGAGCGACCATAACGAAAGAGCCTATAAGAAATGCGGCTCACTTCTTCATCACGAAGATGATTGCGATAAGTCTATGACCCCACAAACCCAAGCAGAACAAAAGGCGAGAGAGTTTCTTGAACATGCAATTCCATGGGATGAGGTAATTGATAAATACTATGAACGACTCACCCTTCTAATACAAAAAGCTGAGGAGGGAGATTTATTTGCTGAACGAATAAATAATCTAAACCAGAGAGGAAGTGATATGGGCTTAAAAGGGAGTGTGCTTGAGCATAAATGGGATGAGCTAATCCAACAACGTGATGATTACAAACAAAAAGCCGATGCGTTGGATTGGTTGGAGAAACAGAAAACTATTTTTGGAGTTCAACATAACGACAATGGCTGGATGATTTTTGGAGATAGCTTTCAAGAAGAAAAGCAAGTGCATGGTGAAACACTCCTCTCCGCAATCAGCCAAGCAAGAAAGGAACAGGGATGAAAATAAGCAATACAATAAACTATAATCTAACATTCAAAGTAGAAGCGTTCTGGGACGAAGAAGGTGGAATGGGAACTGAACAATATGGAGCATCAGTAAGTGAATTAACAGATGCGCTTCGTATTCTTGAATCAGCGAAGAATACACAGCCAAAACTTCCATGGATAATTACTATTGAAACCATACTATTAAAATGAAACCCCAAGACATCATCAAAGCAATCGCGAAGTTGGATGGGTGGACTAGAAAGCCAGAGTTTGATTACCTGGCTCAACTTCCAACTTGGGACCCTAGAAAAATTCTTGAACAATGGGAAAAAGATGGAAGTCTAACAGACAAATTACCACCCTACCTCACCTCCCGCGATGCCATTGTGCCGGTGATTGAGAAGCAGGACTATGGAACTCAATTAAGATTTATTAGAGAACTAGCTAAAATTGTAATTGCAGACAGATGGCATGAACGAGAAAACTATGCAATGCAGTTATTAAAAGCCACTCCCTTCCAACTCTGCGAAGCCCTTCTTCGCGCCACAAACAAGTGGATTGAATAATATGACCAAGAAAAATATAACAATTTCTTTAGAAGATTTTCTGTATGTAGTAATGGGTGAATGTGAAGTTGTCCCGTTAACAAAAGATGTTGCTGAGATTCTCTCCGTTCACTTGAAAGACAATACTCGTTACTACATTCAAACAACAGGAATGGTTGACGAGATTCTGGAATATCCTAAACTATGGCTCAATGAACATTGGCAAATGTCAATGATTAAGTGGAACAAGAGCAAGAATCGTTCTGAGAAAGATAGGCTAGAATGGCGTCTACGAACAGCTAATGTAAAACTGATAGCAAATGCACTAAAAGAAATGACAGGTCTTGATGATGAGAAACGTCTAAATGCTCTTGCTTTCTCTATGCTGCAGAAAAGTAGTCCAAACAAACTAAAACAACTGGGAGTTAAACTCCTTACAAAAGAAGAGGAATTGAAATGAAATATAGAATGACAATACAGTTTGAGTTTGAAGGTGATGTTTATTTAAACCATGATTCTGAATTAACTGACAATGAACAACTTGAAGATATAGGATTAAAGATAGCTCAAAATGAGTATGATTCTACTGGTATGACACCAGATATAAAAGTTGAAGCAATATGACCTCCCCCGAAGAAAAGAAGAAGATTAAGGCTAGAAATAACCTTAAGTTCTTGTCCAATGGTGTAATTAACACTTGGTCACAAGGACATCTGAAGACGTGGAAAGATGTTTATGTAAAACTAGGCTTTACTTCAACAGAATTCTTTGCCAATAAAGATAAGCCAGTAACATTTCCAGAAATTAAAGCTTATCTTAAGAAGATGTCTGATGACCTTGAAAGGAAATTAAATGAGCCAACACAAATTAGTAATCCACCTACCACGGAAATCAAGACAGGTGATAGACCAAATAATGAAGTTAGTGAACCAAAGGTGGAAGTTATACATGAAGAACAGACGAAAGAAGTAGAAGGCTTCAATAGTAGCAATGACTACGGCCTACACCCATCACCTTATGAAAAAGCAAATCACTTCTGGTTCCAGAAGAAAGCAATCAAAGAACTCTATGATAAAGTTGTCAGAGAGAAAAAGACAGGAATTCTATTACTCTCAGGGACTGGGACTGGAAAGACTTACATTATCGCTGGATTACTCAGGAGACTTATTGACGCAGATTGGCATATTGATAAAACATGGAGTCCAGCCAACTACTTATATCTCACTAAAACAACCATACTAGAACAAACAGAAAGAGTTTACAAGAAACTATACAATCTAGAACCTGTTACTGATGTTGAAATTATCAACCTAGAACAAATGCGTTCTAAGTATGGTAAGTTGTGGGTTCGTGAAGTAACAACAATAGTTGAAGGCGAAGAAGTCTCGAAGTGGAAGTGGAATAAGAAGATGCACCCTCCTCTTATACTGCTTGATGAAAGTCAGGGTGCCAAGAATCCCGGTTCTACACAATCACAAATAATCTATTCATACAATGATATACCTGATAATGCTTGCCTTGTTTGTATTTCAGCTACTCCTTTCACTAGAGTTAGTGAAGCCAAAGCCTTCGCTGTCTCTACTCATCGTCCTCTGGACCATCTGGGCTTTCCTTCTGGCACTGTCCTTACTAATGACACTTGGCCTACTTATGCAGCACAAATAGCACATCCATCCGCGCCCGAAGAGTATTCACAAGCGGCCATAGAACGTTTGATGAAAGACTTGGAGCCGTGGATAGTTCGTGTTAGGGGTGTAAAACCACAATTTGGCTCACGCAACGGAGTCAAGATAATACCATTTGAGAACGAAGAGAAGAGAAAGTTCTATGAAACAGCATGGGAACGATTCCTCAAAGAAAAAGCAAAGCTAGAAGCCCAGCAAGTAGGCGGTGGAGGTGGAGTTGCATCTGGCAACTATATGTTTGTCATTCTGCTGAAACAAAGAATGGCTGCTGAGTTCTGTCATGCTGAAGGATTTGCTGACAGTATGTATCGCGACGTAATGAATGGTAAGGCCGCGTGTTGTGCTGTTGCTTTCAAGGCTACAATTATTGAAATTGTTCGCATACTGAATGAGAAGTATGGTGTCAAGAGGGATGAAATATCTCTAGTGTGGGGTGGTGGTCAAACTCAACTTACAGAAAAACAGAAGGCCAAGAAGAGACTCAAAGAACTTGCTGGGAAGTTTGAGGATATGGGAATGACTGCTGAAGAAGCTATAGCTACAATGGGCTTAGAAGAAGTTGAAGACAGAGAAATGCTCAATCTTCCTGAACACTTACGTCTTGGCCCTCAAGACTTACGAGATAGACAGATAGAGATTGATAAGTTCCAGTCTGGTAAATCGTTATACTGTCTCTATACATTCAAAGCTGGCGGTGTTGGTCTATCTCTACACCATACAGACGAGCTAACAAATCACTGGAATACCGAGGCGCCAGGATATAATGAGTGGATTACCGGGATTCTTGACTACAACTCTAAGCTGCCAGATGATAAGAAACTTAAGCCCGGTAAGGCTAGACGCAAGGAGTCTGGTTATGTAGTCGAAGAGGATATACCATTCATCCTAACGCGGCCTCGCACTAATAAGATAGCCCTTACATATAATGCCATTGAAATGGTGCAAGGTGTAGGTCGTCCGGCGCGCTTAACATCTCTATCGGAGACAGTGCAAGATGTGATAGCTTATGAAGGAACAATAGAAGAAGATGTTGGAAGGATTGTGTCACAGAAATTGCGGTGTCTCAGTAGTGTTGTCCGCATGAAGGAAGATTGGCAATCCATAATTACACATGGCGATAAACCATATATGAAGACTAAAATAATGAGTGACATTGCAGCAACAACAGAGAATGAAGTAGAAGATGAAAATAACTTAACAAGTGAAGGAGAGGAATGAAACATATAGTTGATTTGTTGTGGTGTGTATTTTGTGTAGCTGGTAGTATTTACATTTGGCATTGGGAACATATGTCAGGTTGGTTAGTAGTGTTGGGAATAGTATTAGCATCCTCATGGAGGAAAACTAAATGACCTTCACTAAACCAATGTTAGCAGCGTCTCTTCTCAAGCCTTCTGATAAGCATGATGATGAGACTATCTTAAAAGCTATGGAGTGGTGTTTCAAGATTAAACCTGGCCCTCGTTTAGCTACGCTTAAGAAGGATGGTATAAGGGGTATCAAACTAGGTGACTTAGCTTCTCGCACTCTTAAGAAAATACCCAATCTCTCAATACAAGAGCGCAGCAAGAAACTTCCATACTACTTCGATATGGAACTCTGGAATTCCTCTCTGTCCTATGATGAAGTTGAGTCTATAGTTATGAGTCGAGAACATCCTGATAGTGACCTTATACAGTTTCATGTGCTTGATATAGTAAATAGTCTTGGCTATCTCAGTAGACTAGCCCAAATTAATGAACACTATATTACACACTGTCGAGATTATAAAGTAGAATCAGTTCCTGTATGCAATAATGCACAAGAACTTTTTGAGTTTTTTATAGCCTGCGAGAAAGATGAAGGTGAAGGCATTTGTTTTCGCACTCCTGATAGCCCTTACAAGATGGGAAGGTCTACACTCAAAGAACAATACTTAGTCAAACTAGCACGCTTTGAAACAGCAGAAGCTACCATCATTGGTTATGAAGAACAAATGGCCAATACTAATTCAGAAAAACGTAATGCTGTAGGGTCAATGGACAGAGCCTCATTTAAGGCCGGCCTCGTGCCTAAAGGAACATTAGGGGCTTTGGTTGTAGTAGATTGTAAGAGTGGCGTGGAGTTCAAAATAGGGACAGGATTTACTGATATACAAAGAAGAGACTTCTGGAATAACAGAGAACACTTTATTGGAAGCACGATAGTATATCGTTGCAAGAGACACGGTGAGAAAATAAAACCAAGATGCCCTACTTATAAGGGCTTTAGAAAGGAAGGATTCTAATGAAAGACCCAACAAGCAAACAACTAGAGAGAGAAGAACAAGAGTTCTATGGTATAGAAGATATGGAACGTGAACAGAGAAGGGCTGAAGCTGCTGAATTTTATATGGGCATAAGTAGACAAGACCTTGGCGAGGAAGAAGGAAAAGGAAGAGTATGAACAACGAGATAGTCTGTGACCTCAACAAGTGTCAGTGGGCTTCACTTGTTTGGAAGAATCAATGGGGTGATTACAGAAAGAAGAAACCCAAAGGAGTTACAGTTCATAATTGTCCAGTGACAGAAGCTGAAGTAGTATGGAACTCAGGTGGCAAGTTGATGATTGACTTGGCTAAAGAGAATGGACTGATTGATGTGTGGGTTCCAGTTCTTCGATTACAGTTCAGTGCCAATAATCGCCTATCATACTATGGCAGTAAGGCATTAAGTATTTACAAAGAATGGTGCCGAAGAGTATTCAAACCAAGAAAGGAAAAATGATAGAAACAATACAACCAATCCCATCAAGAGATAAGCTAGAACGCTATCTAGCTAATGCTGCCGAACAGCCAGAGTTTCTTGCTCTAGTTCTAAAGCTAATAGAAACTCATAAGTTACCATACATAGTTGAGAACAATCTGCTGAAAGATAAGTTCAGTGCTGGAGATATTTATCTAAACAAATTCATTACTGTTGACGAAGGAACAATAGCAATGAAGAGAGATGCCTCACTGATAAGTAAGACAGACTACTCTGTTCTTGTTACTGGTGAGACAGGAACAGGTAAAGAACTAATAGCCAAGAGTATGATTGCAGATAGAAAGGGTGCAATCAAGGCTGTCAACTGTGCCGGTTTTCCTCGTGAACTCATAGAGGCTGAACTATTTGGTTATGTTAAGGGTGCATTTACTGGTGCTGATAGTGCAAGGGATGGCTTAATGACTGTGGCTAAAGATGGAGTAATGTTTTTGGATGAAGTTGGTGAATTGCCACTCGACATTCAAGCCAAGTTACTGAGGTGTATTCAAGATAAGAAGATAAGGAAAGTTGGTGGGACTAAAGAAGAAGACATTTCCTGTAAGTTCGTTTTTGCAACACATCGCAACATAAAAGAAATGGTCAAGACTAATCTCTTTCGTCAAGACTTATACGCGAGGATAAGCACTCTTGAACTTCACATTAAGCCGTTGAGGAATCGCATAGATGACATCATCCCAATCACTAAATCAATAGCTGGTGGTGAGAAATTCCTAGCGCGATATGAATCAGACTTAAAGTCTGATAGGTTTGACCTCTCTTTGAATGTAAGGTCACTTGAGAAATATATTATTCAGTATAATGTTCTTGGGAGGGTTGACTTTGTATAACGCTCGATACATTCTTATACATAGTAATAATGAGTAGTCAATTTGTGGCACTAAAAATGCTACAGTTAAGTGGTGAAACGATTAGTGTTGACGCACGGCTTGTGACTCTATTCACAATACGAGTAGGAGTGTCGTGATAGCATATTACAGAACATTAGGCTAGTCTGTTATTAGGGCACGGTTTGAATCCGTGTTACTTGTATTAGCAAGGTCGGGTGAGAGTAATTCTCGTAAGAGGACTCAATCCCCGCACGTTTCACTGAAGCGGAACCCTGTCCTTTGATTCGTGGTTGGTGGTTAAACCATATCTGACTGTCAGCAAAGACTGATTGACTTCTCACTTCAAAATGAAGTGTCAGTTTTACCAACTGCGCGCAGGTAGCTATTCATTACTATAGGTCTTACATTTTGTATGGACTTCTAGTAACTTGAGTAGTATAGTTTGCGAGAGTAACTATAACTCTTGTGACTTCCCTATGCCTTGAACAGTAAGGTATAGTTGTCTCTCATCGTGTGTTTGGCTAATGATACTCCGCAAGGTGTGTCCTCTCACTTAACTGTTGAGGGACGAATGAGAGAAACAATTTCAATGAAGAAGAATCAAAATGAGTGATACAAATGAAACAATAAAACAGAGAATAGAAGCTATCTTTCCTGATAGAGATATAGCTAATAGGGCTGTAACTTTACTAGCTAGGCCAAGGCCGCTCAATACTTCTAGTCGTTCCTTATACCCATACTATAATGAAACTTATGCCAAGTGGGTTAAGAAGTTTATTGACCAGATGATTGAGTCCAAGTCAGAACTCATATTTCGTTATTCAGTATTCTGCACCGCCTCGACTGGCATTAGTCAAAAGACTCTGTATTATAGAGTCAACTGTGGTATAAGGTATCTAGTAGATTTCATGGATGAAGATAACAAGTATGGCTCATGGAGAGAACAAACTTTAATACACCATGATGCGAAGAGAGGAGGACTTAGAGTTTGGTTTAAGCCTGAGTGTCTATCTGAGTCAACTCTTAATGCCGATATAGTAATGCCACATGACCAGATGCCGCGCTGGAAGATGAGGATGGAAGAGTGGCTAGAGAGTGATGAGAAGAAGCCATTCATTGCTGATAATCTTTGCCTCTCCTATGAGGAGATAAGAGACCTTCGCGACTCGTTAAAAGGCTTACCAACTATTCTAGGGACAGTTGAGGGTAAATCAATAACTCTTGTGAGGGTGAAGTGACCCTCGAAGAACTACTAGAATGTGATGCTGACAAGTTACAGGCTATGCCTGATGATGTCCTAAAGAAACACTTTGAACAATATCTCTGTGTCACAAGACCAGAGCTTGCACCAAAACCAACAACACATAACGCGCCCATAAAGGAATATGTATCACCAAAGAAGGCTGCTCTCATTAAGCTACTAGAAGAAGGTGGTATAGATTACTGGAAGGCCAAAAAGAAGAAATGAAATTAAAAGTTAAAATTGATATTGAAGTGACACTAGATTATCCTGATGACTATGATGATGAAGTGTTCAATGGAATTAGCCATGATGTAAGGGAATTCTTACGTTCTAAGATTGATACCAACGATACAATAGATAAGTTGGAAGTAACAAAGATAAACTAATGAAACTCCAACTCAACATAGATAGCACTTCGCTATCAAACAGTAATTGCATACTCCGCTTCAAGCGTCATATCATTGGCGAGATAGTTGATGGTCAAGCTACTGGCGGATACAAACAGGAACGTATGCCCATAAGGATGTTATATGGCGTCGCGGTGCATAAGTTCATTGATATGATGTTCAAGACTGGCGGTAAGTATCCAATAGCAGTTAAAGAAGCTAGAGAATTATTCAATCGTATTCCAAGAGAAGATGATGGTGACTATCAGTGGCTTGCTAACAATAGACACCTAGAAGGAACTTGTCTTACTGTGTGGCAGTCTATAGAAGAGGATGGGCAGTTTGATATTATTCAATTACCAGATGGTAGGCCAGCTACTGAGATTACATTCTCTATTCCTTTCTATGAGGATGAAATTATGGCTGTCAATTTGTGCGGGACAATAGATAAGATTGGTAAATTCAAAGGTGGATGTTTTGCCATTGGCGACTACAAGAATACAATGACATGGGATGAGAGAAACTATTTCAAACAGTATGAACTCTCTCGTCAGCTTCGTCTCTATACTCTTGCCTGCAAACTAATGGCCGCCAATCATCCTGACTCTACACTAGGGCGTATAGGGTCTACTCACATGGGTGCTTTCATAGATGCTATATTTGTCAAGAAAGAGTTCAAAGATAATAAGTTTAAGAGGTCAGAAGTGTTTCAGTATTCAAAGATTGATATTGATAACTTTCAGCAGACTCTACTTGACTTATGTCTCTCACTCTCCAATCATATTAAACAGTCATACTTTCCAAAAGAAGGTATAGTTCGTGGCGGTTGTGGTTATGGCAAAATGATGTGTCAATTTTGGAATGTATGTGCATCCGGGAACGGTGAGATATTACTGAAGCGTGATTTCAAACAGACTCCTTTCGACCCTCTTCACTACAATGAGGTGGGAGAATGAAAGCTATATCCATTCTCGCCGCCCTGATGCTTGCTGGAATTGCGATGGCGGACGTCGTTGCTGATTATTATAGTGTCAGCGATATGAGCGGACATGATGTTTATTACTCGACGGCGACCGGAAAGCGGATTGACCTGACGAATATATTATCCACAGTAGATTTTCAGGTAGCTAAAAATGACGCCGAACACTCTTTCACTTACTGGCAATTGGTCAACGGAAAGGAATATGATAAATCATGCGTGATTAAACTGGACGATGATTTTCAAGTAACGAATATCCAAATCACGGCCAACTTCCACGGCACGCTTTCACTCGGCACAAACACCTACTCCGTGGTTGGAGGGGAAATCATAAAGGATAAACCATGAACAAATTAATAATAAGAGAATATCCTTGTCCATACTGTGAAGATGAAGTTGAAGTAAGTGATAATGATTGCACAGTAGAGTGTAAGTCATGTGGCTCTTCTTTGAGAGTAGATAGAGACGCTGAACAGATTGATGGCAGATGGAAAGATTTAACAACACTAACTGAAATATGACTCCAATAATAATAGGATTAGCAGGTAAGAAGACTACTGGCAAAAATACAGTGGCAACACTAATTACTAAGGGAACTAGGAAGTGGACATTTGAAGTTGCGTTTGGCAGCTTTGTCAAACAAGAAGTAGCCGTTGCCTGTGGCGTTACTGTTGACCATATCAATAATAACAAAGAGCAGTTCAGGACAATACTTCAATGGTGGGGAACTGATTTCCGCCGGGCAGGTAATAGTAATTATTGGGTCTATAAAATGGATAAGTTACTGGCTAGTCTTTACTCAGAAGAAAAGGCGGCAGTTATAATCATAACAGATGTTAGATTCCAGAATGAGTATGACTACATAAAGAGTATAAACGGAATACTCATTAGAGTATCAAGACCACTTGTCCATGATGATACTCACCTCTCAGAGACAGACCTAGACAAAGTGCATGAGTGGGATAGTATAATTCTCAACACAGGAACAATAAAAGATTTGAAGAAGCATGTAGAAGAACTAATAACAAAATATAAATTATGAACAATACAAACATAACAGAAACATTAATAGCACTGGGAAGTCAAACAATGCAACAAGCCATACAACAATATACTTACTGGCATTTCATTGATGCTATTGTTTATTTTTGTTTAGGTCTTGTGTTTATTATAGGTTCAATAATTCTTTACAAAAAGTATTCTAAGAATGAAGTTTGGCAAAATGAAGCATGGCCACTGATTGTTATTATACTTCTTGCTATTGTAGGGTTGTTTATGTGTGCTGACAATATAGTTAATATATTTGAAGCCAAGGCTTATGCAATTCATCAGTTAATTTCTGACATTAGAGGCTAATATGACCGAACTATACAAACCAAAAGGCTCATATACTCTTGATAAGATACTATCTATACCACAGATACGTCTTGGCATACAGGGCTACGGTGGAACAGGTAAGACTTGGTCTTCTCTGACATTTCCAAATCCAGTTGTCCTTAACCTAGACAGGGGTCTAGGAGCGCATCTTGGACGTGCAGATGTTACTGAGATACCATTCTATAAACCAGAGTTCTCTGGCTCTGGAATGGAAGAACTAAAAGACAAGATTATAGAGTGGCTTTCAACAGAAGGCAAACGTCTTACACCAGAACAAACTCTGGTGTTCGATGGATGCACTTCCTTGCAAGCTGCATATCATATGTGGTATCGTGCTAACCGACATCTCTTCTTGACGAAGCAAGGCAAAGAAGATGACTTCGCTCAGTGGCGTGTTAAGGTAGAGTTCTATGGTGAGATAATGGCCATATTCAAATCGCTACAATGCCACGTTATCTTCATAGCTCACGAGGCCGATAAGAAAGATAAGGATGGTTCTTATTCTGGTAAGATTCGTCCTCTTCTTACTGGTCAATTCAATGACGAACTTGTTTCTCATTTCACAGATTTCTTTCGCCAGTTGACTAATGATAAGCCCTCCGCTGATACAGAGATAAGTCAAGAGTCACTGGCGAAATGGGGAATGAAAACTCGTGTAGAGTTTGATGCTATGTGCGCCACCTTTCCTCGTAATACAATCTATTATTGGCAGACTTGTTCAGACTCAGTATTTGATGGTAAGTGTTCAAGTCTAGTAGAATACCCAATGTATATGCCAGCAAACTATAACTCGTTCCTTAAATATCAACGTAAAATATGAATGTTCAAATAACTAAAATAGCTAATGGTTTCATAGTGGCAATTCAACAGGGTGAAGGTCAGTGTGCAATTTATGTAGACAAGTTGCCCAAAGAAGTTCTGGTGTGGCTTGCATCTATTACTAAGCCTTCTGACGACAATAAGATTTCTCCTATAACAAACTAGGAGGGAAACAAACAATGGCTGACAACCTACTGTCAATTAAAACAAATGAACAAATGGAACAATACAGTAATGTGGCCTCGTGATAACTTTGTCAATAGAGTTATTGAAGAGTCCTTCTCACCATCCAAGTCAAGTGGTAATCCAATGATTACACTTACATTTGAAGTAGTCTCTCCTGAGACATTCAGTGTTGCTGGTGAGACCTATACAGGTGTAGGTCAGAAAACAACTCGCTACTTCACTACTGGCAACATTGAAGATGCCGAGAAAGATGCCAAGGCGAAGAAGGGCACCCAGGAACTGTTCAAGAAGTTCGGATTGCCGCACGATAACATCAACTGGGATAATCCAAAACTTGGATTCAAAGGCAAGTTAGTCCATACTCTTATGGGCGATAATCTTGTTGAAGAGCGCAAGTCACCAACTGCTGAACAGTTGAAGAAGGGCATTAAACAAGGTGATGTCATTATGAACCCAGTCACCAAGAAACCACGCACAAAGCACTATCCTCAAATTCTCGAAATTGATGGTCTTGCTTCTGCCGATACCAATAAGCCTTACTGACCCAATAACAATCCGCTGATAGACCGGATTTCGTTTAGTCTATCACTACTTTATCGATGCTACGAGTCAAACCAAAACTGAGGTATAACGGACTGACTGTAATCATGTCAAACCCAAGTCGTTTTGATTTGACTGGTATGACTCTATTGTCAGCAGCAGGTGGGCGTCTATTTAATGATTATTGTTTGCAACCAGACTATAATACAATGCAGATAGATGTCCGCCTCGCTGATGATGAGTCACCTTTGCTGGAAGGAACTCGTTGCATACTGACAATGGGAGAGTATACTTGCCACCATTTGCTGCCTGAAACTCGTGCCAATACTTTGGGTGAAGTTCGTGGCGGCCTATACTATTATAAGGGCATACCAACAATACCAACATTCAATCCACAAGATGCAGCAGACATAAAAGCTTATGAACAATCCTTTAACAAAGATGCTAAAGACTATAGTGGCGACGATTCGTTATCAGAGTCAGGGGATGAGGAAGATGGTGACGGAAAGCGACATGGTAAGACCAAGAGGTCGAATTACGCTTTCTGGATTAGGGCAGATACCAAGAAATGCAAGCACATTCTATCCATGGGGACATCCTTTCTTGAAAGACCTTCGCCATCATTTAGACTCTATCCCCCCTCCGACACAGTCATCAACACTCTCACAGAAACAAAGGGACGACATCTGTATTTGGATATAGAGACAGACTATGAGAAACAAAACTTACTGTGCTTTTCTTTTAGTTTTGATGGAGTTACAGTCTATTCAGTTCCTGTTTTGGATTACCAGTATCATTGGGCATATCCAACTATCCACTTCATACTCCGTGCGCTCAGCATTGCCATACGCAACAATACAATCGTTGCACACAATGGCGCAGCGTTTGACTTCTTTGTCTTGGGATATAAATACAAAATCCCTATTAATAAGTCTTACGATACCATGCTAGCAATGCACAGATGCTTTCCTGATGTTGAGAAGTCACTTGGCCATTGCACTTCATACTGGACTTGGGAGAACTTTCATAAAGACAGTGACTCCAAAGCCTATCGAACACACTCTGATATGATGGCCAAGTTACAATACTGTGCCAAGGATGTCTACACTATGGCTCTCATTAAAGATGGTATAGACACCTATGCTAAAACTATTCCTGGCCTCACCGACTCTATTGAGTGTGCTATGCATTCCATTAAGCCCTATCTAACTACAACATTACAGGGTATTCGATTCATAGAAGAAAGGCGCCAGAAGGTCATTAGAGATAACGACATCATACTTAATAAGTATCTTATGCTTATCAACTATCTTATCGGTGATGAGTCTGTGAAAGCAGTTAAGAAGAATGCAGCAGGTAAGTATAGTCAAAAAGCATTTCCCAACAGCAATAAGCAATGTGTCAAATACTTCCATGACCTTCTAGGTTATCCTGTTGTCTATAGAAATCCACCTGATAGGAAAGGTATCAGGAATCCCTCACTGGCTAAACTCAATCTCTATAAATTACAACTCAAACATGACAATCCAGTTATCGCTCTTACTGCTGTTTTCCGTTGTATTGCTAAAGAATCCAGTATGCTCAAGTTCACACCATGGCGTGATGACAATAACAAAATAATAGATTACGACACTTATGAGAATATACAAAGGAGTCCCAATCTTCAAGGGGAACTTAGGACGACCAACGGGCAAGACCTTGGAGTTAATACGGACACTAAAGAAGATGGAGAAGGGTGACATGATAATAACAACTGCTGCTCCTATCAATTTGAGGCAGCAGTTATATGATTTAGGAATAAGGATAGTAACTCGCTTTAACCCAAAGAACAATAGATTTCATATATGGAAGGACTAACTAAAAATGACCTAATAGAAAAGTTACAAAGGATTAGTGGTAATCCTAAAGTATATGTTGGTGGTCAGTATCTTGAAGACAATGCTCATGCTGTATATGCCTGTGCTATTATTGATGTTGAAGTTGCACAGATACGCGATGTCGCACAAATACTTTTAATAGAAGATGAGGAATAGCTGCACATATAAAATCCCAGGGACTAAAACTTTCCGTCTATCTTCAGCCAAGATACTAGGACAGTGGGGTTCCAACTTGCAGAACATTGAGAAGATTATTAGAGTAATCTATGTGCCAGACCAAGGGAAGATATTTGTTCAATGTGACCAGAGTGGCGCCGAGGCTCTAATAGTAGCTTACCTGTGTAAGAATGCTAACTTTCGTAAATTATTTACTAATGGAATTAAGCCTCATGTCTACGTTGCTATACATACATTCAAAGAGGTGTGGAAGAAGAAGTTACATGAACACTCTATACCTATATCGCCAACCTTTGATATTGAAGAGTATATCAATTCTCCCATTGAGAAACTAAAGTCTCTAGAAGATTGGCATTCTCTTGACCTTATCATCAAGGATAGTGACAACTGGCCTCTTACTGAACGCTATTACTACCTAGCTAAGCAGACTTGCCATAGTAGTAATTATGGCATCACAGCCCCAACATTCCGAATGAATGTTCTTGAGAAGTCTGGTGGTAAGATTGTCATAAGTAAGGATGATGCTGTTAAGTTTATTGAGACATACGATAGACTGTTCCCAGAGATAAGAGAATGGCATAATGAAGTAAGAAGGCAGATTGAAATGACAAGTATGCTATTCAATCTACATGGACATCCTTATACTATAACAATGCCAGTCGGTAATATCTTAGAGTCATCTTGGAAGGAATTTTATGCGTGGATTCCACAGTCAAGTGTTGGTGAAATTACTAATATAGCATACTACAATTTACAGGATTACATAGTCAACAATAACAAACAGTGGGACTTACTTGCCAATACACATGATTCCTATCTGTGTCAGTGTCCTGTTGGCGAAGAAAAAGAATGTGCAACTATTATGAAACGATTTCTAAATCAGTCTTTTATATCGCCAGTCGATGGTGCTGAGTTCAGTATGAAGTCTGAGTCACAAGCAGGGTTTAATTGGAGTCCTGCAAAGAAGGATTATAATCAAGAAGGATTGCGCGAAGTATGACCAATCACGAACGATGGCTCAGTTTAACAAATGGTCTATCCTCTCCAGATAACTACATAGAGTGGGGCTGGATATATCTAGTCTGTGCCGCCTTGCAGCGTAGAGTATGGTTAGGGGCTAATAATCAATTATGTTTCCCAAATATCAATGTCATCTTGGTGGGTGAACCCGGAGTTGGCAAGGGGCTAGTTATCAAGGAAGTTGGTGCCCTTCTACGGCACTGGAAGAAAGGTGATGTTAATGCTACTAAAAGCATACCCACAGAACTACAGGAGCAAGCCCAGCTAATGCACGAGGTTGATTTAGAGAAAGCACAAGAGACAGAGTATCAGGGTAAAGGTAAGGGTAAAGATTTGATAAAGCCACTATTGTTTCCAACGGCGGCTGACTCTACTACCTTCGAAGCTCTTGTTCAAGCTATGGCTGAGTCTAATCGTAAGATAAATGTTGTTGAACAGACACCCGAAGGGCCAAAGATGAAAGTCAAGAGTCACTCTTCTCTTTGCTTTTTGTTGCCAGAGCTTTCTTCGCTTATGAGAAAGAGAACTCACGATACTATAAACTTAATACTAGGTCTTTATGATTGTCCTGATGTTCACGAATATAGAACTAAGCATGAAGGCAGAGATAGGATATGGAAGGGTTGTCTCAATATACTAGCTGGCACTACTCCATCTTTCCTTCAAAGCACATTTACAGAATCTCTTACTGATGAAGGATTTTCTGCTAGGACATTCTTCATATATGCCAAGAAGAATCGTAAGCACATGTTTGACATACCAGCCCTTACAACAGAGCAAGAAGAACACAAGAAGATACTCCTAGACCACCTAATGAAACTCTCACAGCTTTATGGCCAGTGTCAATATGGAGAAGGCGCACTAGAGTTTCTCAGAGAATGGTTTGAAGATATACAGAAGAATCCACACAAGAGAGCCAATAATTCTCCAAAGTTAGTTCCTTACTATGGCCGCCTTAATATCCATGTAATGAAAGTTGCAATGGCTATGCACTTTGGCGAATCTGTAATTGGTGGTTCGTGGAACGACATTTCTATGGTCATACCAAAAGAGACATTCCAGAGAGCGATAGATTTCTTGCGGCGAGAAGAACTAACTATGCACATGGCCATAGAAGTTGTATCCAATAAGATGTCCAAGTTAACTAAAAAGATAGTTGAAGGACTAAGAGCACAACCACTTGAGATAGTTCCTATCTATGCTTATACTCATGGTCTTTATGAGAAGATGACAGAAGTTGATGACGCTCTTGAATACTTACTGCTGATAGGAGAAGTTAAAAAGATTAACGAAGATGACCCAAACAACAAAGAACAAACAATAACAAAATGGAAATTAGTGTGAATGTGCAGAGTATGGTTTAAGGCACAACAGAAGCCTTAGCCTCATTAACAACTTTGTGCCGAATGTAATCTTGTAATTCATTCTGTGCAGCTTGTGGGCCTTCTTCTCTCTGGAGATAACCAACATACTTCATAAAACTAAGGGGCATATCTTCCATTGAAGGAAATGTTGTATAGGCATTTTGCTTTAGTGCTTTCAACTTCTCCATCATCACGTCTGGCTTAGAACCATAAGTATGGATTATATTATTAATGAGTGGAGGCAATTCCTGTATTGCTTTCTGTGGGTCTTGTTCCATCTTGAATTGTTTCTGCTCCAAATTCATATACGGATTACTGGCTTCATCTATATCATTATAGGGTAATCCTTCTACCATATCAAAACGCCGCAACTGGTTCATCTTATCACCTAACTGCTTCTTCTCTGCTGGTAATCCTGTAATGAGACCATTGTTAATCATTAGATTGATGGCATCGTGACTCAGGCCAACATCTTCACGGAAGACATGATTAGCAACAGTAGAAGCTAAGTCAACCCAATTCACGTTAGGGTCATTAGCTATTGCTTCACTCACGGAATGGACTGTTCCCAGAATATCTTCAGCTACAGTATCAAGTGGGAAGGTAGCTCCTTGTGGAGTATTCTTGTAAGCGAAGTCAAAAGGATATTTGGCAACTTGTGACAAGAGGCCGCCAAATCCTGAATACTGCATTGCCGCGATAGCATTATACATAAGTAAGGGCTTATTTCCTTCCAAGCCTTTGTCAGAAGCAGCTATCTCTTGCAGAGAGGGAATTTGATTTTTCTGCCCCTGTAACTTCTGCCGCAACTCTTTAATCATATAGCCGCCAATAACAGAACCAAATACACTTGTCAAGAGAGGAGCATAACTACCACGAGTAGCAGGTGTCCATACATCATGGAAGAAGTTATTAGTCTGTGCTACTGACCAGTGAGCTAGTTGAAAGAATCCAGAAACTTCTGACTCATTCATCATCCATCCCGGGAGTTGTCTTATATCACCTGTTCCATGAACATATGAAGCAGCATCAGAAGCTAGTGATTGCTGTTCGGCCTGTGTGTAAATCTTACTGCGAGCGTAGTCAGGGTCTAGCTTTTTCATAAACTGTTGAGCATCAAGATTACCACTTCGCGCTCTCTGTATCATTGAAGGGATAACATTCTCAAAGTATGACTGCTGAAAAGCTGCATTTAGTTTAGTTGTAAGTCCACCAAATGTAGATATAGAACGCACCGCCTGAGCAACTGATTGAAGCCGCTCAGCAGTTGTTAGTGAACTATTGAACATATCATGCACTGATGTTGCTGTCAACTTGACCAATCCTTCTTTGACTGCGTGCTGATAACCTGACTTCAAATTCGATAATGCTCTAGTGACTGTTCGTGCAGCTGTAATTGGGTTAGTTTGAAAACTAACAGCTTTAACAAAGTTGGAACCTAACTTATGTGCCTCAAGGCCGGGACGTGCTATTAGCAAAGCAGTAGTAACTGCACTAAAGGTGCCCTCAGTATGTTCACTTTGACCCTTGGGTGTAGTGTGAAACTGAGCAAGCATAGCTTTACCTGCGCTACTATTAGCAATAGAGCCATCAGAGTTACGAGGTATAGTATTACCCCACGCATCTTTAGTAGCACCAAGGGCAGACATTACTCTGTGATTACTCTCCATGTTGGTATAGTGAGCAGCAGCAGTTGACATACGGTCATAGTAACGCTGTTCATTCTTAACTGGATTCTGTTCTCTAAACGAAGGCGGCAATGGTTCACCTTGAGCCTTGCGAATAGCATTGAAGTAATCTTGATGTGATATGCCAGTGCCAGTAGTATCACCTTGCATAGTTCTCTTCCAGTTGTCAAAGAAACTCTGTGCTTCGTCTTTGCTATAGCCCAGCTTACTCTTATAGAAATCTACAAACTCTTTCTCCTTCTCCTGCATAGCCTTCAAATTAGTTCCCTGTCTAAATAGTTCTTCTGTCTGCTGGTTAGCCATTGTTGACCATGCACCCTCTTTCGGTTTCAATAGTCTTGCCACACCATTCTGCATCACTGGCACCTTTCGTGCTACCAGTTCCTTGCCGCTTTCTATCCTCTTCGCTACTGCCACATCATAGAATTTCCGTTGGCGCGGCGTTAGTGTAGAAGGGTCATATTTTTCCTGTATGCGATTATTCTCCATTGCCTTATTTATAGCATCTAGGTCAGTCTTACTAAGACCTCTGCCAGCTTCTGCTATAGCGTTTCCATATTTTCCTCTTAGGCGAGTTCTATCAATCAGAGTTTTTTGTGCTTGGTCTGCCACATAACGAGCATCCTTGTGTGGTAATTCGCGCACTCTATCAAGAACCGGCTCTACAAGACCACCTAACTTGCCCATTCTTCGTATATCATTTATCTTTTCTTCATCTGTTTTCTTTGGGGCGTTTACTAATTGACCACCTTCACCTTGTTCTAATCTAATAGCCAAGTCTCTGAATTTCTTACCTTCAGCGGCTTTATCTCTAGCATACTGAGCTTGCAGTTTATCTTGTTCAGATAACGTATCTTCTTTATTTCTCCATCCCGGAATTCGTCTATCTAGGTCACTGAAATGGTGATTAGCTTCTGCATATCTATCATTAGCCAATTCATGAAAATTACTAGATTGATGTATTGCTGGCCTCTCCTGTCCTACTAATTCATGTGTTGCTTTGAGTGTTCTCTCTAGTAAAGAACCACTCTTCACACTAACACCCAAGAGTTTTCTAAAAGCATCTGCTAGACGACTCCACAGTGAACGACCATCATTAAGACCAGAAGGTAATTCATTTAAGCGACTAATGAATTTCTTACTGTTAAACAGCTGTGAAGTAAATTCATGTATGTTGGATGCTTGATAGGGTAAGTGAGCAGCTTGAACATCTTCTGGTCTGTTTGCCAGTCCTGATTCACTGGAAGGTATTGGTGAGAATAACTTATCTGTCAACCCTTCATGTTTAATGTATTCATAGTATGACCTTATGATTTCTTTGACTGATTCATTCTTGCCTACTTTCAAATAGTTATCAGCGGCGGCCTTAAATTCTGCACCCTTTAACCTATTTAACTCAGGTGGCAATTTCTTATAGAGTGCAGCATGACCCAGTTCGTGCATTATTATAGGCACATCTTCTACATCAGATGGTGCTAAGTGAATAGTATCTGTGCGCGGGTCATAATTACTTGTATTACCTGCTGAATTGTCTAAACTCTTGTCCATGAAGATACGAACACCAGCACTCTTAGTATCAATCTGAGTGAGCATCTCATGTGCCAGTTGTTGATACTCGTGTCCCTTTGTCTGTGCTATAGAGTGTAGAGTAGAACCAACAGTAGCTCTTCCATTAATAATAGACTGACCAAAGAAAGGAGATACTCTTTCGGAAGGAGTGGGAATGGGTGGAGGATTACCACCATTACGATTCTTTATTGCCTCTAGCTCTTTCATCAAAGGCTGTGCTTCATCCATTGACTTTCCCTTCATCTGCTGCACCAACTCATTATACCTATTGTAGTCGGAGGCTGGGGAGTAAGTCTTGCCCATAAGTTTTGGTGGTCTATCTGGTAAATGAATAATACTATACATTCTTCCAGACACGTCGGTCTTAGGAGTGCCGTCAGGATTGTGGAAGATGAGGTTGGAGCGTTTGGCACTTACCAGCATATCAGGACTATCCACCTTGTTACCCACATACGCATTTTTATGCTTCCCAAGACTCACCCTCTCACCCTTACTACCTGTGAGTTCCTCTGCTATCTTCGGGAGGATGGTATCGTAGTGGAGGCGCATGCCGGGTTCTTGGGGTATGGTTGGAGGTTGGTCTCTGTGATATTCACCCAGTGCTTGTGTGGTAGTATCATGCCCCTCCGTCATCATCGCAGTCTCCGCATCACTCACCATGATATGCGTAGCACCTTCTTTGCGTGCTTGTTCGATAGCGGCTTTGAGGATGAGACGGTTGTAGTCGTGGAGGAGGGGGTGGTCTTGACCCATTGCACTTTGTTGTAGAGCGCGTGATTACTTTCTGACTGGCCTTGGTGTATTAGCCAGTTCTTGTTTTCGTTCACGCATTCCTGCCCCCACCTACTCTGTGCCTCTGCTATCACCGCTATCTTCTCACCTTTCGGCACCAGTCTTATACTGTATCATCGCCCATCCGAGAGTGTTGGGAGGTTTTCGTGGAGGTTGTCGGGTTGCCAGAGTGGTTTTTCCCATGTTCCTCTTCTCTTTACCTTCACCATTCCACAGGTCATTAGAGGTCTTTTTACCAGGCACCACCACATCCACTCTCTGCACATTCTTACCACTCTTTGTCGTTGTCCACTCTGGCATTGGTTCGTTTGTGGGGAGAGCGGAGACATGAGAGTAGGCGGAGGTAGCACGGGGGGAGTTACTGTTGTCAGGCTCAGTATCTACTTGTTTCTTTAGAGTCGCATATTTCTCAGCCTTTGCTCGTAGTTCTTTTGTTATCGCTTCCTTGCCCAAGTTTATATGCCTCATGCTCCATTCATGTCCGCCTTCTTGGTGAGCATAGGCTTTCATTTCATCAACATAGCCTTGTTTATCTTGGTCTAGATTCTCATACCACTCATGCGTCATCTTATCATACTCCTTCTTCGCCTCACTCACCTTCCCTTCCATGCCATAAGTTACAGTCTTAGCCTGTGGAGCATTATCCTGTAACCACTTAATAGCATCATCCTTATGAATCATCCTTCCACTAAATGCTTGTTCTATTCCAGCACTCTTATAGATAGCCTGTTCAGTAGAAGGTAACTTATTCATCAATGTTCCAAGTAGCTGAGTGCCATTATAAGCACCTTGTCTATTTGGTTGCAATCCTAGTTCTTTTGGATTTTTTATTAACTCAGCAGCATTACTAACAAAGTCAGTATCTTTCTGTGGTGCAAACGCTTTCTTCTGTTCTTCACCCTGTATAAGTGAACTTATAGGTATGCCTTTAGGTGGTTCTGTGGCGCCCTTGGCTTCACTAGCAACAGGACTAATAGGTGGAACTTTCCTTAATGGAGACCCAACCGTCTTCGTCAGAATAAGTCCCTTAGTTTCTGTGGACTGTGGCTTACCTTGTTCTGCAAGCTTTGGTGGTATAGTATCTGTAGGAGGCTTAGCTATAGTTCCTAACTTCTGTATATTATCATTAAACTTGTAAGTGCCATCACCGCTCTGTGTGACAAGACCATTATCAATAAGAGGACGTATTCCACTCTCAGATGGTTGACCAAGTGCTGCCTTAATACCTTCTGCTGTAAAGTCACTACTTGCAACATGGCCGCCATTTACCAGCTTCAAAGCTATGTCCTTTTCTGACTGTTCTTTATCGGGCAATGTTTGAGTAGGTTCTTTTGGCGGCGTAGTGGATGGTATTTCCTGTTCCTCATTCTGCGGAGTTAGACTAGACAAGTGTTCATCTTCTTGCTGTTGACCAATCTTATCAGTCCACAAAGAACGTTGTTCATCACCACTACTTTTGGCTATGAATTTATCAATAGGAGAAACAGTGTCCGAAGGAACTTCTTGTGCTGTATAAAGGTCATCTTCATTGACAGTAGAAGGAGATGGAGTAGCCTTGTCAGTAACTTCACCTTTACCTTCACCATACACATACTTAGATAGTGGAGAAGGTTTAGCAAAAAGAGCACCACCAACGGCTTGAGAAGCTAAATCAGTTGCTGTAGGTAATTGTCCCGTCGTGGCATAGGAGACGCCAGAGTTAATGGCAGGGTTGATGGCACTCTGTAAAATAACATTAGCTGCTGCGTGTTTAGTCTCTTGGTCTAGTTCTTCATTACGAAGCGCACCTATGATACCACGAAGACCTTTAGCAGCAGTTGATGGTGAGAAAGAACCACCAGACGCAAGAGCAGATGCAGCTATATCAGTAGCACCACTAACGATGGGATGTTGCTCTGCCGCCTGCTGTGCTAATAGTTGTTGTTGGGCATAGTCTTGTGGATTCTCCACGCCCTGTTGCACCCTCTGACCAGCATAGCCACCACCAAGCGCTCCAATGGTGCCACCTATTAAAGCACCACCAGCTTCACCAATACCTGACTCACCAAGGACAGGCACAGCTGCACCGAGTAAAGCGCCAGTTCTAGCGCCTGCTAACCCAGCTCCAAGTGAACCAGCACCACCGCCAATTATACCACCAGCATTACCTACTAGAGTATGGCCTATAGCTTGTGGTATTGTTTGCTGTCCTTGTTGTGATTGTTGAGGGCCGGCAGGAATAGCATTGGCTATTTCTTGGTCTGTCCAGCCTTGAGCCTTAAGGTCAGCTATATCTTGTGGTGACATTGGCATAATAGTTATTGATTCAACCAGTTAATGCCTCTTTGAATGTATTGACCGGCCAATGGTGCAAGTTGTGCGGCTGTTCCTATTGTTGGATGAAGAGCAGTAAACATTTGACCAGCAGTAGAACCAACAGTTTTTGGGCCAGTATAAAGTGCGCCATGGGGCAGTAGAGGTTCCTTTTTATGAACATCAATAGCCTTTTTAAGTCCAATAGCATGACTAATGACTTTGCCAATAGGTTGGTCTTTGTAGTTCTCAGGAGGAACAAATGTTCCATCTTTATAGAACACATTACCATCATGGTCAAATAAATAACCTGTGTCACTAACCGGCGTAAGTCCTGATGGACGACCATTATCAGCAGGCGAAGGTGGAGGAGTAAATGGTGCCGGTTGTTGCGGTTGTTGAGATACTGTTTGTGGTTGACTAGTCTGGCCAATCAGACCAACGGGTGGAACACTCAAGTTTGGTGGAGGTTTAATATATCCTTGACCACTAGAAGTCATTGATGGATTATTAAACAAATTAGCACCTATAACACCTGCCATCGACATTGATGGATTTTGGATTGTTGTTACACCGCCATCTTGTCCTATATGTGGAATACGAACTGAGGCTGACCCAAGACCAGGATTCTGAGCTAGAAATGCTCTATTCATTTCCTCGGCAGGGTCAACAACATTAGTGCTATACTGTAAGTTTTTATTAGCCTGTGGTTGTGCATCAAGTTGACCTTGTGATCTTTCAGCTAACGTATGAGCACCAGTGGTTGCTGCATTGCTGAAGTAATCCCAAGCATCTCTAGGATTCTGTGCAATAGTAGTGCCAGCTAGTGCTGTATTAGCACCATACTGTGCTACTTTAGACTGTGCTCCCACCGGGAAGGCACCTGCCGCTAAGTCAGCTTGTTGTTGTAAGAAATCAGTCGATGCTTGTGGGTTCATTGAACCAATAGCATTAAGACCATACTGAGTGCTTAACGGAGAGTTGACATAAGTATTGGCACGACTAATAGAATCAGCAGTATCAGTCCCATAAAGACCAGCACGTTCACGCTCCTGTGCAGCTAACATTTGTGATTGTTGGCCAGGATAAGATTCAGATGCCATATTAGCATCTTTAATCTCTTTTCCAGTTGTTCCTAAGCCCTTCCAGAAGCCAACATTATCCCATGCTTGATTTGCTAATGCTGGTTGCGCTGTTAAGGCGGCAATATGAGATTGGTCAGTTATTGGTTGGCCATTAGCATCAACCCAAGTTGGCTGTTGGATTGAAGGATGGTCTTGTGGTGTCAAAAGTTGAGCACCATAATACGGATTAGGTTGTGCAGTTGTTCCTGCACCAATTATGTTTGATAAAAAATCTAATGCACCTGCCATAATATAGTATAGTTAATTGTTAAGTTAATGCAAGTAATGAAAGAACATCTTTACCAGTTCCACTGCTAGATTTACCTTGTGACTGTGAGGGGTCTGGTAAGTCCATTATTTGAGTATTTGGTGTTGGTGGTGGAGTATAGTTTGGCTGTTGTATATTAAATTGCGGCCCTTGATTGTTAAGATATTTCTGCAAGACATCACCTCTTGATGGTGGTTGATTCACAGGCAAAGGAGTAGCCCAAGGATTAGCAATTTGTTCAGGGGTCTGAGGATTACCTATTAGTTGTGTTTGTGGATTACCTTGTGACTTTTGATACATATTACCAACAGCATTTATATCCTGACCAAAGTTGGTATTATTGCCAACATAATTGGCAATACCTTGTCCAAAACCATTCTGATAAATATCACCAATAAGTTGTCCTAGAGGCATAGTTCTCCTTTCAATATGTCAACCATATCTTTATATTCTTCAAGGGCCAAACTGTTGTAGCCACCTTTTATATATCTAACACACCGTTTTACAGTATCATATACATACTCCATCCAAACATTACTGTTGCGAATCTTAGCAACAATACTTGGTGCAACTCGGTAATACTCAGCCGTTAGTTCTTTTGAAACATATTCATCACGGAACTTTCGTAGTATAGTCAACTCCTCACAATCATCCGGCAAGCCTTTATACTCACAGCACGCTGTTGTCAAATAGCAACTAACGCCGCCATTCCAGCTACTGTTATTCTGTGCACCAACACTATTGCTTGCACTAGCATTGCTAGCTGTTGGTGAGAATATAGAAGAACCAAACGTAAGAGGGGCAGTAATAGTATTATTAGCCTGTGTTGGATTGAATGTTCCAAGGCCAAAATTAGTGCTAGTATTGCCAGCATTAATAGCTGTTCCGACAGGATTAACGAAAGTATTTTGATTAGAGGCAACTCCTTGTGCAGTTCCAAGCGCAGAACCAAGTGCTTGACGCTTAGCTTGTAAAGCATTGCCAAAGTTCATTGCATTGCTTACAGCATTAGTAGCATTATCAAGCCCAAGATTGCCAGTAGCATAATTAGACTGGTTAAGAGAACGCTCAGTGGCCGCTTGTTCACCACCAGAAAGACCACCGAGGTTGATACTATTAAGTAGATTATTAGCTTGTGCATTGCTAGTTGCTTGAACAGGGTTAAGATTATTGCTAAGATTAGTAGCCGCCTGAGCAGCTTGACCTCCAGCACCATTCAATAGTCCAGTTGTTGTTTGTGCCTGATTAGTAGCTAGATTAGCACCAGCTTGTTGATAGCCGGGCGCCAGAGATTGTAACTGTTGTAAGCCAGCTTGTGTATAGATGGGATTAGCACCAGCAGCACCTTGTGCTAGAGTCTGTGCAGTATTGCCAACTTGTCCTGTTGTTGTCTGTAGGAGAGATGGGAAATTTTGATTATAAGTATTAATCAGTTCCTGTGGTGTAAGTTGAGGCGTTGAGGATTGATTACCTTGGCCACTACTAGCACCACCTTCCATCTGTTGTTGTTGTTCCTGTTCAACTCTCATTTCGTGTAATAATTTCATGATAGTTTTTTGTAAAGTTTTTCTGTATTAAATTTTCTATGGCAATCGTGACGCATTGCTTCTATTGTATAACCAACAAATTCTTTCTTAGCTTTCTGTGCCAAGTGTTTCAAATTAGCAAGTGTCATTGCTAAATTTCTAGTAATAAATATCTTTTTATGTTCATGGTCTATACTAGCAAGTATCATACCACTTATAGTATTGTCATTAACAATTACCCAAATTGAATTCTTCTTTATGGCTTCTAATACTTCCCAAACAATTTGTGGAAGTGTAAGTCCTATAAAAACTTTATCTTTTTTATTAATCTCTATAAAATTTATTATTTCACCAACCTTCATACAACAACTCCTTGGGATGTTGGTGGATTCATCGGATTGAGTGAACGCACTTGAGTCAATATGTGTGTCAATGTAGCTCCACCGGTCCATGACAATACATAATAGACTTTCCATCCCTGCGCCGCGTTAGGCCAAGTATAAAGAATGTTGTTAACTTGAGTGTCAGTATCTGGGTAATTGAACTCTAACTCTGAAGGCGCCGTCACTGGAATATAATTAACAGTCTTTGTTATTGTATCATTGCTCATTCTATTGTTAACAAACTGTGCAGCAGTAACTTCAAACGTCTCAGTTATATTGGCAAAAATAGGACGTAGATACCACGGTTGTAATTCCTTCTCAGGGGATTGTGAGCATAGTCCACCAAATCGAACAGTAGCTGTATCATACTCGTCAGAAGCATATAACTGAAGAAGTCGATTATCATCAGTAATAGCCCATAGTTCTAGTATATCAATAGTCATCCCTGCAAACTGTTTAACAGAATGATTATTGGTTTGTTCTATATCTATAGATGACCAGCATTGATTGATAGTATCATAGACAACAATCACATAGCCATAGTATGTATTGACAGAAAATAGAGCATAGTTATCAAAGTTAAAAGCAGAAACATAATCAATATCTTGACCCGGTATTCCAGAGAAAAGAGATTGTATAGTTGCCGAGAACACACTATTGCGGCCTTCATTCTGTTGGGATGCTACAGCGTTAAAAGAACGAATACCGTTAAGGTCAATAAATCCTGTATCGCCCAAAATATCTATAATGCACTTATCGCTAATACAGCCAGCATTAAATAGAAAAGTGCGAATAAATGTATATTCACCAAAGATAGTTGGTGCATTTGGTGTTGTGTTCAGAGTAACAGCAAAGCAAACTTGATTGCCAGCACTAACAAACAGTGCGCCAGATGATAGTGACTTTAGGCAGGTAATACCACCAACACCTACAGAGTAAGAAGTAGTAGTAGCATCGCCGCCTTTTTGTCCATACTGGTCAACATTGATAACAAAATCTAGTGGACGACCACTAACTGAACGATATATATTTTCACCGTCTGGTGCTACAATAAATAGAATACCATTATACCATTCCATATAAGTTCCGATAGGAACATATTCCCTCTCGTCAGGGCCAGTTAGAAGGAGAGTATTATTATCAAGAGGAAATGACCATTCAGCGTAGGTCTGTGTAGTGCGACAAGTTACTGCATTACTATTGTTAATATCTAAGAAAATAAACTGTGGCTGATTGATACCATCTTGCACCAGCAAGCCGGATAAGTTACCGGCAAATGTAGCTGATATATTAATAGTAGTAAGTGTGTTAGACGCACTGGGAACAGGAAGGCCGCCAACACCTGTAAATGTGCCACTAAGCCTTGCATAATTGGTTGTGGAGACTGGAATGGCAATAGTCCAAAGACGATTAATCTTTGAGTCCATGCTGAAATTAGGAATCTGTTGCCATGTATTTGGTGATACGGCAATATAGCCATCTTCACTAGAAACATTGACTGTTAGTGGAGATTTGAAATAGGCTTTGCCATTACAGAAAAGAATAAGAGAATCACCGAATGCAATTAAGCCTTGATAATTACCAACAGGTGCTGTAGTGTCTTGCATGCTAGAGTGCGTCGGTGTTAGAACATCAAATCTATTACGAACATTAAATCCAGCGCGATATTGATTATAACCTATCGTATAAGGAGACTTACCGGTAGCATACTTCGCCGCTACAGGCAAGCGAGTATCATCTACAAGCAAATTCATCCCGCCAATAAAGGAGGCTTGGAGGAAATCCATTCCTATAGGTTCTTGTTTGTTATCTGGCATAATTATCCAATTCTAAAGTATCTACCAGCATATCTATAATCACGTCCATATCCAACGCGTGGTGCCATTCTATCATGTGGATTGGCTACAAGTGCAACAACATCATCTGCGCCGCGATTTGCATCTTCATGAATTTGAGCTAAAGATTGAGTAGCTTTCTGCATATAGGCCATGGCTGCCGCAACATCACCTTGTTCTTCTTTGTATAACTGTAAGCACTTATCAACAAGGACATCATCATAACCAACAGCAGGAAACTCATCATTATCATTAGCAAACCACAACAGGGCTTTCTTGTATAGAACTTCTATCCATGAGCACATTGGATTAGTATTATTAAGAGTCCAAGGCCCCGAACTTATATCAACAACCTGGAAAGATGCCTTGAGTTTATTGTTGGCTATTGACGAGAGAACATTGCCTTCAACATCTGTCAAAGTAACATCATAGCCATTTACTGCATTCTTTGTAAATGAACTGATAGTATTATAGGGTAATGTTGTAGTCATGGTCGGAGCGGTCATGGTCAGAGATTCTGTGACATAAGAACTGTTATCATTGCCACCTGTTATGTTGACTACAATAGGAGGATTTTCAACACACTTAACAGAGATAGTAAGAACTGATTGGTTCTTGATTGACTGTTGAAGAGTCTGCAAACCAAGTATCCTCCAATTACGCCACTCAGATGACCAGCTAAATTGATTATAACGAGGACGCATCTGTGATAGAGTAATGGCTATAGTTGTATTATGCTCCCTCATAGCACGAATCTGGCCAACATAGTCAGGAAGTGCTATAGTCTGATTACTATTGACCTTAAATAGGCACTCTTCAAGACAACCTGCCATATCAGACTGCTGATACAATTCTTTAGCTGCTGCATTAACATATCGTAGTAGAGTGGCGCGCTGACTGGCATCAGAAGGATTGAGGCCAATCTTATTACCAAACTGTGATAGTATGTATTGTAGTGCCATAGTATTAATTAGAGTTCAGCATACACCTTAATAAACCAAGTTCCCAACGAAGTCATAGCAGCAACCGCGCCACCTCCTTTAGGAACAACATAAAGAGCACCTGTTCCAGAAGCACCTTGTGATACTACAACATTTGTTGGATTTGCACAAGTAGTAAAAGCAGGTTGAACATACGAATTGATAGACAAAATTTGAGTAATATCAACCTCATCATACTGAGCATAGGAGTTCTGACTAGAAGCATTTGTCTGAACAGCCACCACACGCACTTTAGTTGGAGTTGCAAGTAAACCATGTGCAAATTGATAGCTAACAGAGCCAGTGCCATTGATGGCCGCTATATTACCAGAATTACTCTTTGTGTAGGCGAGAAGCGAAGCAGCAGTAACTAACTGATAACCATTACCAGCACCATTAACTTGAATAACATAGTTAGCTTGTCCGCCGGTAGGTTCAACAAGTTGTAGTATGCTCTTAAAAATATAAGTCCATGCACCAGCTAAGACTTGCAGTATCTGGCCATTATTACCGGTAGTAGGATTAGTTACATTAACAATGGCAACTGTCTCTGTAGTATAGCCATTAATCCCGGTATTAACAGTCATAATATCACCAGCATTACTGCCAGATGGAATAATGATATTAGTTCCGGGGTCAACCGGTGCATTGAGTGTTGGTGTGTTTGGTGTAGTAGGAGTGCCCCCGGTCTTGGCTAAGTTGTAATTGGTCAGAGTATTCTGAGCTACTGAGCCCCCTGCGCCACCTGTGACTGCATTTGCTGCAATAGTTGGACTAGGATAATTACCAGCCAGTGCACCACCAGCAACAGTTGGGGTGGGACTTACTTCCATAAATACAGGAGTGCCAGTAATCTTACCCCATGATACATCATTAACTTTGGCATCAGTTACAGCTAATGCTTGTAGCTGTGCAGTTCCAACGCTATTGACTGGAAGAGTTACTTGCTGTATTGAAACCCAATTAAGGTAAGTAGGGTCACTACTGGCCGCTGGAATCCATACATAAACAACAGCAGTTGCCACATTAGTGAGGCGAATCCAGATATAGGATTGCCATTTTGTAGTCACATTGGCAGCAGGAACTTGTGCTACATTGGCAATATCAGTAGTTACTAAAGCTAATCCCTCTTGCAAACTGGGAATAAGGCCAGTAACGAACTGTTTAAGTTGAGCACCAGTTATGTTGGCATAACCAGTAGGGTCAAATGGTGGAATAAAATCTGTAGTAGATGGCTGCATATAATTACATTGTTATTGTATTAAGGTTAGGCACGCTAGGCGCTGGAAATACCAAAGGTAAATTGAGGTTATTAGTTCCAAAATAAGCACACTGTCTTATGCTAGGAGTCAAGTTGAAATCAGTCTGCCATCTATAGTCATAGAAGCCCAACTTTGATGTATTGAGTGTCAAGGCGCCGCTAGAGGCAGTTTGTGGTGTTGACCATATTTCAAATCTGAAGACTGGCTTAATCATCTGTCCAGTGTAAAGGGGCATCTCACCAAATATAACTTCACCAATTCCTTTCCATAAGAAGTAGCGAACTACAGAGTTATCGTAATTGACATACATGACGGCCAAGACAAATGATGGATACTTGGTTAGTCCAGAGACAGATTTAAGCGAAAAGGGAACTGGCGAGATATAGTCAAATGTATAGACAATATCAGAAACACCATTCCAGCTTACAGGGGTTGAGAACGCTGGAATAGTTAGATAAGAACCTATACGGTCTAACTTCGTAATAGGATTTACATCAAGCCACCTCTGCAATTCTCTTGGTATAAGGAGTCCTCCTATGTCATTTGCTGGTGGTGGAACTATTGGAGCGGGCATTATTTTGGTGCTATTTCAGGATTAAGTTCCCATTGAACCATTTCAAGTAAGTCAGACATATGTGCTTTATCCATTAAGATATTACCATTCGATAGAGTAATACCAACGCCCCAATTAAGTTTTGGTGTAAATTGGTTTCCATACAGTTTAATTAAAGCATTATATCTTGCCATTAGACTAGGTGTAATAATAAATAGATGATTAGTTACACCAAGAAGGCCACTATTTTGATAGTTTCCTGTGGCATCAGGAACTATATCAAATGATGCTTGACTTTGTTCTACTGGTTTTGGCGCGACTGTATTACAGCCACTAGCTAGTAATAGCAGGGGCAGCAAGCAAAGCACGCAATTTTGTAATGTCTTCATCTTGAACTTCTTGACGTTGAACGTCTAGTGCAGCTTGCACCCGTTGAATAACAAGTGCTTGCTGCATTTTTGGCTGATTGTTTAATTCACTACGTTCTGTAATCTCTTTGGACACAGCCGAAACCGCGTCCGAAAGAGCCGTTATCATGGCGACAACATCCATATTATTGTGGTATGTTGGCTGTGTTAGTTACCACAACACTGACAGCATTAGTAGCATCAGTGGCAATAGCGCCTGTAATTTTAAGCGTATCCGTGCCGACGGTGACTGCTGTCGTCCCTACTGTAACAACCGCTTGAGCTACTTTGTTAACATCAGTTGCGAACGTGCTTATACCTTGATTTATTGCCGCTTGTTCACTAGCACAGCCAGTAAAGATAATAGCACTGACAGTTACGATTGATAGGATAATTAATTTTTTCATTGTTCAGTTGTGGTTGTTGGTTTAATATCTACTTGTTCAAAGTTGGGTGACTCATCACCTTTCGCAAATTCCATTGTTGGAGTCCATTCGCGGCCATCTTTACTTGTCCAGATTTCATCTTGTTGAAGTTCGGCATCTACTTCTATTGTTCCAAGAGATTGTTTAGTTAAAGTAAGTCCATTCCATGGAACTTGTTGCCCTACATTATACTGTGTTGATGTTCTCATATTATCGTCCATTGTAAAGATAAACAAAGAAAGCTACTGACAAGATAAATCCTGCCACCGCAGTTATTGGCCATGCTGGTTTAATTATGCCGAAGATAAATAGTCCACCGGCGACTACTGTTAGTATTGTTGGTGCATTCATATTGTTGGTGCTGTATAGACTGTTGGTTGTATGTTTATTGCTTGTAAATTATTTGGCGGAACTGGTGCATTTCCAGCAGGTATCACCACCGGTGTAGGTGTTGTAGTTATTTCAGTAATTACTTTAGGGGTAACTTCAACTGAAGTTGTATTGACTGGCTGTGTTGCATTACTTTTATGCGAAGCATAGAAACCAATAACTGCCATCAATATACCAGTAATAAGTTCTTCTACACTTGCACTTGTTACTGTTGTAGCAACATCAGTTAAACCGTGTGCTGTTAAGATACCACCAGCTATTTTAGCCAGTGAACGAACTAATGAGTCTACTTGGTCTTGATTCATGTTTCTTTTTGTTGTTTTGGTTTATAGTTATCACAGGTTGCCTTACAAGTATCTTTAAGTGCTAGAAGAATAGTGCCATGATGTTCAGTATTGCCTATTTCTATTTGTTTAAGACAATCACGAATTTGAGTATTTAATGCAGCATCAGCCTGTCTATCCTCTGTTTCCCGCTTGTAACGGTAATAATTAAGAGCTTGTGTGCCAGCCGCACCAATAATCATCACAACCATACCACCGACAGCAGCCCATACACCAGTAGACGTTGGTGGAGGTGTTTGTGCTAAAAGTGTAATCATATTATATTTAATAAGAACATTATCCGCACTTGCCACCAGATGGCGTAAAGCGATTCGCGGAGTTTGAGGAGGGTTGTCATTTTAGAAAATTGGAACAGCCAGAACCGCTCCGTTTGTAATGCACAGATTATAGCCATGAGTGTCAACCGTGTTTGTGAATACTGGAATGATTCCAGTGAATCCACCCGTCAGGCTTGTGACGGGAATGGCGGCGTGGAGACCGTTTGCATCAAGTGTCGCAATTGGCGAAAGATTGATTTCCCAGACATATTGCTGTCCGGTCGGAATGTTGTATTTTTGGTTTCCGCGATAAGTATTAAAGAGCGTATTGGTTGATGTTCCCACTCCACTCAACAATCCCTCGTTACCCCATGCTGAATCATAGACTGAGCCTTCTTGCAAGGCTATTCCCGCGCCAGTTGCGTTGCCGTTGACGCCGTTGATTAAAACGAGTTTCGATGTGGTTCCATCGCCGAATGTTTTGGCTCCGGTGATTGTTTGAGTGCCGTTAACGGTGACAGTGTTTCCAGAACTGTCAGTCAGCGAAGAAACCGTGGTTGCGCCAAAGCTGTATGAGCCGCCGTTCGTCACAAAACCCAAAGGGTTTCCAGAGCTGTCAACTGAAATTGTATCAAATACTTTGACAAAGGAATGACTCTGGCCACTTATGGCACTTGCCGAGTTGGTAACATTTGGCATGGTCATTGCCGATAATTGCAACGTGCCGCCATTGGTTGATAGTCCAACTAAAGAGTTCCACTGGTTTGAACTTCCGCCAAGAAAAGTATTGCCAATGGAGACATTGTTGGCCGCTAGCACACTGTCAGCCTTGTAGAGCGTAAGATTTGAAATTGTCGTCGGTGGGCTTATGAATACATTCTGGATTGAGGTGTTGGTAAATCCACCTGACGTATGAATGTAGGAATAGGAAACACCTGCGGCAACATTTGTGTCAGGATAAGTGTCCGTGACAAAGTTGTTGATGGACAAATTCTCACCATTGAGTAGTTCCAAGTCCATTGTGTTTAGATAGCTGCCATACGCATAGCAGTTGACATTGGCGATTTGAAGGTTGTCAACGTAGGTGTAAAACGGGCCGCCTGGTGCAAGGTTTTCCGCACCAATAATTGAGTATAGTTTTCTGCTTATCAGACCATCAATGTTCTTCAGCGTGATGTTGTGCCAGTGGTTGTAATTGGTGCTGTAAGATAAGAACCTGACACCACCATAACTGCTCTCGTTAATTGCGCCGAGAAACGGGTCAAAATAAAACTGGTTGAGGATATTGCTCGGATAGCCCCAGCAGTGCATACCATCGAGTGTGAGGTTGTAAATAAACCCTTGATTCGTTCCGCGTTCCGTCCAGCCACCATTGCTGACGGAGAGTTCATCACCGTTGAGTGCCAACCTGTCATCACCACCATCAGTAGTTATATTGTGGATGTAGATGTTGGTGGCGTTTCCCCAGATATGGATTGTGTCTGCATTTTCACCGGGTGCTGTTGCAGACAATGGAACACCAAGCGACCAATCCCAAAAGAAGTTCAATGTGTCAAGGGTCACATTTGAAGCATAACCGCCAATCGTAAGTGCGAAATTCGGAGCTTCATTGAAGCTGCAATTATTTATGTTCAGACCATTGACACCAGAAAACCAGACGAATGTATTCCAGTCAAACCCAAGCGAGTTCACTGGTGGATAATAGGGAGAATTGTTGGTCAGCGATTTCAAGTTGCCAAAACGATTTCCGTTAAAGATGAGGTTTGAGATTGTCAGGTTGGTCTGGACAAAGTTATTGCCATTAAGGTCGTTCACGAACAGGTAGGTATTTGCATTTGAAGAAAGAATAAATCCTGCCCCAGAGTATGCACCAACCACTGTTACATTGTTACCATGGACAACCAGTGTATTCGCCACCGCCGCAATTCCGTCAATGATGAATGTTACAGGCCAATTAGCTCCTGCTGGATGCAAATTAAACATCGCCTGCAATGCAGCCGAGTTATCTGTTCCGCTTCGAGTCACAAAATTGCCATTCATGTTGGTTGTGAAGTGGGAAGCATAGAAGACATTTGTGCCTGTAATTTGTGCTCCATTGACTGTCACCGGCACATTAAAATTCACATTAGTCGAGGTATCATCTTCATAATCTTTCCATGCCCCGCCCGCCAAACCACCTTGCAATATGTAATGGTTTTTTACCGTTCCACTTTGAAGGTTGGTGCTTATCTGGTCACGGTAGGCGTAGTTTCCAGTTGAGTCTTGAGCCTCATAACCTGGCGCATAAGTAGAGACTCCGTTGGAAATTGTTCCGCCTGTTGACAGCACTGGAAAGTTAAGCATCCACAAGTTTGTTCCTTCATCTGCGCCGTCAATCCAGCCGTTATTTACAAGAATCCAGAACCGGTGATAGCCCATTGCAGATAGCCCATCAAGCCAGCCATTTGTAAGGGTAGCAGAATTTTGAACCTCTACACCAACAATGTCGCTACCGATTGTATCGCTCGCTTTACCACCGAGGTTTATTAAATTATTTGTTCCCATACGCGGAACCATAAATGGCGCACCGGCGTTATCCACCCATCCGAACCCGACAGATCCAACTCTGTATCCAAGGGTGGCAAATATCTGTTGAGTGTAGGGATAGTTTAGTTGCAATATCGTTCCATTATTGTCATTAAAATTCACATTGCCGCCATTGAAAAATGGGGCGTTCAAGGTTCGCTCGTATGAGACTCCGGTATTGTAATTTGTAGGACTAGATACATAAGGCGGGATGCCATATGGGTAAAGCGGATTCGAGTCATAATCAGCCGTTGACTTTGGATATAGAACTTCCATCTCAATCTTGTTCCAGTTTATCATCATCGCGTCTGATGGATGAACTCCAAACGAATCCAAGAAAGGAGTCAGCGGGTCGTGCAGCATGGCAAAGACTGAAATGAAGGTGCAATGAAGTTGGCGCGCAACCTGCCGGTCAATCTCATCCACAAGGATATTCCACTGGTTGTTCCGCTGGAAAGCCGGTGTTGCATTTGTAGAATAGGCCGCACTCGGAGATTCAAGAACATAAGAGCAATTCGTGTAAGAATTGATAGACTGCTGATAGGTGATGAACGAAACAAGCGCGTTGGAAAATATGATGGACGATGGGCCAAAGTTTGTAGGCCATTGAGGAGCATCTTGAGCATCATTCTGGCCGAGGTTGATAATCATTACATCAGGATGAAATGCGGCAACATTTGTGGACACGACATTGGTTGAAAAGAAAACCACATTTTCACCGGAGATAGCGGCGTTGGATTGAATCAGCGGACGATGATGCATTGTTTGCATGAACAAATTATCAATGCAGTTGTTCCAGTTGGTTACTCCGGGTGAGTTGTTCACAGACATCGAATCACCGATGCGCGCCTCTTTCACCAGACCACCATTTACGATTATTGAATTGAAATGGCCAAGATATTCTTCGCCGAAATGGTCGCCACCGTATGGACCGGGAATGATGTTCTGCGCGTCAACGTAGCTGGCCTGTTGTGAATTAGTTCCTTGAACATTAATTTGACCAGCAACGATATTAGTAAATACTATATTTGTTTGATTTATACTAATACTAGAATTCGCACCAATACTAAATTGATTAGTATTAAGAGCACCATAAGGAATAAAAGCCGCCTTTAGTCCAAAGGGTAACAATAGACCTAAAGTAAGTAGTAATTTTTTCATATCCAGTTCTGATTAGTAATGTTCCAAGTATATTGCGGAAGTGCGGAGTTTTGAGAATAAGCAAGTGCAGGAATAGTTGGATTAGCAGGAACTACTCCTTCTGTATTAGGATTATTAGTATAAAGACAAACTTGCTGTGAAGCAGTAGCAGAAGTAAGTTCAGTCCAATTAGAACCGCCAGCATTAAACCATTGTGAATTATTCGATATGTTTATGTATAGTGTCGGAACACTTACAGTCGTGGAAGGATTGCCAACACCAAATATAATCATACTATTAAATAATATTGAAACTGTATTAATCGTAGGAGCAACTGCTATAAAATTAGTTATAATCCAGTTATACATAAGAGAAGGAGTGCTACTCACAATTAAGCAAGTAGCACTCCATTAACTAGTTACATTGGATTATAGGTAATCGTAACTTGACCAGTGCCAGAACCAGTATTAGTAACTAATATACCAGTATTGAATGTAGCATTCTGCAAGATATAGACCTGTGCAGAACTAGCCAATGATGTAAGTGCAAGACGAACAGGATAGAAGTTCGTTGCTTGACCAACACTGTTAGTGTAGTCAACCTGTGATATGTTGCTATATGTATTAACTACACCATAGTAATTGGTATAATTCCACACATAGTTAGTTGCATACGACAAATAGTTTGTATATGGCAACGTTACATACGTTATGTTAGTGGTGCTAGGACTATCAATAAAGTTGAATGAAGCATTAGTCGCCGTTGTAGACGTAATAATAGCTTGTGCAACTCGAAGTGGACTACGAGTAACTAGAACCAGATTAGAAATCTGACCTGGAGTTAACGTAGCTGAGATTGATAGTGTTTGGCCATAAGAACTAATAAGTCCAAAGGCGCCGACAAGTGCAATAGCACCGAGTTTCTTGAATGTATTGATGAGTGATTTCATATTGGTATATCAATTAAATGGTGATAGTTACAGGCTGGAACGCAGGACGTGAACGCTTAATAATCATAGGAAATGCAAAGCGACGTTCACCCATTAATGCCCCAAGCACTAATGAGGATTTGAGTTGCAAGTTTTCACCATAATCGTTAAGTTCAATAGAACCATCAGCATTGGTAATAAGAGTCTGGTCAGTAAGGCGAACTTCACCATTCCACTGAAGAGACCAGAACTTCTGCTGACTCATATTCTTGGCGGCAAACTCTTTCGGAGGAGGGCCAACTTTGATTGTCTTGATGTAACTATCGCCCATCAACCAAGCAATAGAGTAAGGAGCACTCAAGAGATTGGTGTAGTATGGATTAGGCAACCATTTCTGCGTGGTGACATCAAAGATTTCAGGGTCAATCGGAGTGCCAGCCGGCCACATAACAACACCACCAACAACAATGTCAGCGATATTGAAACGAATAGGATAGCGTTTGATTTTGCAAGTAATCTGTCCAAACAACATACCTTTGAGGTCATTAAAAAGAACAGAGAAGTCACAACCAACAAGGCCAGTCCACTTATTAATAACATCAGGGTCAAAGCTAAAGTTATAGAAGTCCTCGCTACCACACATAAGAACATATTTACCTTTCAAGCCTTCATTGTCTTTAGGCATATTCTTAGCACCAGAGAATGAAGGAGTAGCAAGGTCATCTTGCAATATCATAATTGCATTATAAATATCGCGTAAGCGCAAGTTCTGTTGAACACCATTCGGACCTTGAACAATAGCTTGAAGCCAAGCAGCAGTTTTAGAGCCAGCAGCATTGTAAGCTTGATTCATTGTTCCCTGAGGAACACCACTAATCAAACCAGTTCCACAAAGATAAACATTCTGTGCATTTTGCCACATCTGTGTTTCAATGAACTGATTATTAGCAGACGCAATCTGCATGACAACATCAGAGTCAGCAAACTGAATATACTTATCCCAGAAAACTTGGAATGAAGGAAGGAAGTTAAACTGGAATGAAGTGAACTTGTGACGATAAACAATTGCCTGTTCGTCGCTTTCAGATACTTGATAAATATCTTTATTAGCAACTTGAGTAATTGCGTTAGGGAAGAAGAATGAACGACCAACAGGTGAACGCTGAGGCGTAACACCCTGCATGGTTGTTCCCATGTTATCTATCCAGTTAATTGTTCCGAAGAACTGGTCAAACTCATTCCAACGTGCGAATTGAGCAACCTCGTTATGAACTAGATAGAATGGTAGTTGTGCAAACCTATTGACTTGCTCAACTGTCCCATTCTGTGCCGCAGAAGGTAAATTATAAAAACTAGGCATATTAAGCTGTTAATTGATTGTTAAAGAGACTCACGAAACAGATTGACCGTAATCTGCAACCGAGTCAATGCCCTTTGACAACTATTAGAGGCTATATGAGTGCCTAGCTCATGGTAAGGCTAACTACTCTGACAATTCAATCTAAAGCAAGAATCATGCCACAGAAATTGTTACTGGTTCTTTATGCTCTAGTTTTATTGCTTCAAAGTTGAATGTCGAACCATTATCTTGCAGCATAGAAATTCTATAAGTTATATCATCAACTTGAAATCTATCAAGAGGATAACAAGGCTTTCTTATTATCCCCTTAACAGATTGTTGTGGTATAACGTCTTCTATACTGACTATTTGTCGTAGAAGAGACATAACTATGATGACGGAAATCCATCAAGTGTGAACTCAGCACCAGAACCAATCTTCTTTCCTTTATCACCATCATGTGCCGAGGATGAAGGTTCACCTCTACGAATTTCATCTTTCTGTATTTCAGCTATCTGCTTTCCTTGTTGTGCTTGTCGTAATTCAGCAGCTTGAATTTGCATGGTTATCCACAGATTAGATGCAACATCAACAGCTATATTGTTGCGCAAATAAACAGGAAACATTCCTTTGAACTCAGACTTAATATCACCCAACTTCTTTTCTCCAAGTCCAGGAACTTCTACTGTGTAATCGAGTATCTTTGGGTCAGCTACCCATGAGAAACGTTCAGCCTGAACTTGATTAATAGTCTGTAAGTCTTGGTCTATACGTTGCTTGAATTGCTGTGGCAGTCCTTGAAGAGTATTGCGACTCTGTGTGGCCGCTTGATTACAGGCCATGATATTATTACTAATACGAATATCATCCCTGTCAGTAGGCTTGACAGGTTCACTAAGAACTATTTGTCCTTTTTCATTGATGCCAATAGGCTGTTGATAAGTCTCCTTACCAGCACGAATATCAAGTAATGCTCTTTCCCACAACTGACCCTCAGTTAAAGCACGATTAACTTTGGTAACATTCTCTTGATATTCAGGAGATAGTGTATAGGCTTCTGGATGCTGTAGGTAAGTGCTATCTTTAAGTCCTGCTAATTCCTTATTCTGCTTTATAAGATTAGCAGTATAATCCCGTGACTGACGAGACATATTCTTGAGATTAACAACCTCTTGTTGAGAGAATCCCGAATAGTCAAACTCATCAGTCTTAGCTGGTGGAACTATAGGCTTAACTATCTCTTTCTTCTCTGTGGCGCCTTTAGTCTCAGGAGTAACTTTGGCCTCTACCTTACTGTCAGCAGGTGCCTTAAGAATACTCTTTTTCTCTTCTGGTTTCTCTTCAACTTTAGGGGCGGCCTTTTCTTCTATCTTGACGATTGGTGCATCACTAAGAGTAATTTCACTCTCTGCTGGCTTCTTCAAAATCTCTTTACGTTCTTCGGATACTGGCTTAGAAGAAACTTCAATAACACCTTCCTTCTCACCTACTACGCGAGAATGGTCAACTCCGCCAATAGTAGGAGCATCATCCATTGAGAATGTTCCTGTAAGGGCTTCGGGTGGAGGTAACGTAAGGTCAGATGGTTTTAGGTTCTTAATGTCTTTAATTACTTCAGTTGGCATAAATTATTATTCTTTTGATTTGTTAATGAATTCTTTTGTGTTTGTCAATGCTTCTATTAATACCATATCCGTCTTAATACCGTATGCAAAACATCTTATTTCATCATTAGTCAGTGATGCAGCGCCACCAGTAATTGTGTTTATATGTTTATCTTTGTGTTTTCTGATTATATTAAGAGCCATAATTGTAATGGGATTCTTAAGCCATTGTTGATGTTCTGACGATACTACTTCCTGCACTTCATTTTTTGTTTCTTCTTTTGTTGTCATTGTCCTCCTTGTTGTGTCATTAATTGTTTAACTTTATCTGCGGCTCCTTGAATCTTTGGATAAACATGAACTCTACCAGTCTCACTAAAGTATTCTGGGTGCTTATCCAAGTCCATAATCTCAGCACCAATCTGTTTAGCAATACCAACAGCCTGTTGCATCTGTTGTGCTTGTTGAGACTGTTGCTGTGCTTGTTGGTCTTGAAATGCTTTGATATACTTTGGTGCGCCATCTGGAAACATTAGTTCTGTAAGGTCAGTAAGAAAGGGCATAGCAGCAGCAGTATTTTGATAGACAGGCCACGATTGTTGCATCATTTGGATTTTCTGTTGCTTCTCAATAACATCAGTATCACCAGAAGGTTTAACAGTCCACTCACGCTGATAAAGAGGTATGAGTGTAGGATTGACTTTAATGAGACCAGCAAGAACACGAGACTTAATAATGGCACACTCATAGGTATATTGTTCTTTAAGAGCTATTGAGAATAGTGTAACTTGAACACCAGACAACTGTGATGCTTGCTGGGTTGATGCTTTAATGGCTGTCGCGGTCTTTCTACTGTCTTGTTGTCTATTAGTCTCAGCAAAGTTAACTTGAGAAGTCTCTTGCTGATTCATACTGATAAGAGTATTGAGGCCAGTAAGTGTAGCAGCATCAGGAGCATCTATATGGAACTCCTTGACCTTACCATTAATAAGAGCACCAGTCTTAAAGAAGATATTCTTCTGTATTAGGAAATCATCATTAGGGTCTGTTGTATCCTTAGAAAAGTAAAGACCACTTGCTCTACGTCCCTGTGTCAGATAGGAAGAGAGTAAAGAGGAAGCACCGGTCTGTGTATCTTGGTCTAAGAACACACGGCCTTTAAAATTCTGAATGGTGTCATTCTCGCTGATAAGATAAGGATAAAGAAAATAAGGATACTGTGTTTCATAAATCTTATCAGAAGGTGGCAATCCATCATTAATTTGGGCTACATGATTATCAGTCAACTCTGGCACTATCTTCTTGAGTCCTGCCACTACAGTTGACTGTAATACTTTTGGCGTCTTTGATATGATAGGTGCAACTTTAGCAGCCTTATCATTAATCTTCCTTCTACCGAGAAACAAGGGACGTGGTTCACGAAGCCAGTTATCACATATATTCTCGCAGCACCATCCAACTTGAACAACACCTTTAATACGAAACATTACTTTCTGAATCTTGAAAAGTGAACGGTCCCTATAGGCACTATAATTGACTACTGGTGGGTCATTAGTCGGTTCTTGTTCAATGACTTTCTTTACTTGTTCTGAGTTCCACTTATCATCACCATTATCAGGATTAGCAAGTGCCAATAACTTGGTGCGTGTAAAGTAGTATTGACGACAACACATTTCAACTTGCTGCAAGTTTCTTGTATCCGCTATAAAGGCAAAATCACCAAGTTGAGCATACTCCCTGCCAAGTGAACCCGGATTATCAATCTCCTGCGTAGTTTCCATTATACCATAACCGTTAGCCTGAAAACCGTCTATATTGGCATACATATGAAGTTGCCAACCATCATATCTCAATTTCTCAGTAAGGTCTACTTCAAGTTGTGCCAAGTCAACTGCTGCTTCCATTTTATCTTTCAGTATAACTGCTCGCGGCGATTGAGTTATGTATTGAATGTAGGATGACTGTTCACGGCGAATGTTGGTATCAATTATATGAAGAGGAATATACAGTTCATCAGGGGCTATTCTACCTGCTAACCGCTCAGACTCAAGGTCAATCTCAGCATAACGAAGAAGACGAGAAGAGAAAGATTTAGCTTGTAAGTCGTTGAGAATAGTTCGTAAAGTATGAATCCTCAGCTTTAGAGTATTATAATCTTTACTCCCAATATAATCTGACTGTATATCCTCCGTTGTGTTCACGATGGCATATCCTCCGTTGAGAATGAATCAGTGCTAAGATGACTCTTATTCTGACTCTTCATCATCTTCTTTTTGAGTATAGTAGCCTCATCAATGATGAAATCAAGTTCAGGCAATGTTGCGCCTTGCAGTAAGTCAGTAACCTTAGACTGTAAGTCACTAGGAACTTTATCACCTACTTCAGTATTATCTGTCGTGGCGCCATCCTTTGAACTATCATCCATCATTGATGAGTCTTGCATAAGTATTACTTAGTATTGGACGTTACAACTGTTTTGGCTGTAGTCTTTGGTGTGCCCTGAGGCGGATTATTGACCATAGACTGTGAATCAGGAGCGGGAGTGATAACAGTCACAGGCGTATCGGTTGTAGGTGGTTGAACTGCTTGCATAGGCACTTCAAGAATGGCTGTCTTAGTTGGTTCACTTGACTGCATTGGAGTAATGCGGGTAGGTTCAGGCTGTTCAATTTGATTACTGGCAGGACGACTATAAACAGGCACTTGACGATTGTCAACAAGTGTGTAAGTCTCACCTTTGAACTCTGCTGTTGGTTCTGTGCTATCCATTACGATGATGACGCCCGCTGCGTTTTTGTATTGATTCATATTATTGCGTAGTAACTGTGCTGGTTTTTGTTTAACCTGCCCACAAGTGGGACAAGTTTCTGTTGGTTGTTGTTTAATAGGACTTCTATCACGAGGATTGTATGTTTGCATATTAACTTAATACTAGATTGCCTCTTCGTTGGTTGTTTATTTGTCTTATCTCGTCTTGCAAATCTTCAAAGTCTTGTTCCTTCATCTTCTTGACTGGATTCTGATATGGCCGCCTTTCTTCATTAGTTCCATAAGCCCATGATTTAAGGTCAAAGTCACCCACTACTTTATTAGTAGTCTCTGGCGCCGCGTCAAAGGGTAACTCTTTAACGTCGTAGGAATATGTTGATTTATAATCCCAAAATGCCAAATTGAACGCATCGGCGCGGTCTGGTGAGTGATAACCATGAGAACGTTGTTCTAGTTTAGTCAACAGGCAATGAACATTATTAATATCCATTTTGTAATAACGACCAGCTAACTGTTTAATAAGTTGGTCATCTCTGTAGATGATAAGTTCTCTATGTTCCATCAATGCTCTTACATGAAAGAATAATTCTGTTCCTCTGTTCTTATATGTTCTCTTTTCACTAGCTGCGCTTCGTGAATCAATGAATCTCATGTTAGCCCATCCACGCCTCTTTAGTGCATTAATCATGGGCTTACCAATACCACAACAGTCAGCATTAACTATTGCATCTTTGTGGCGCAAGTTATTCTCAGTAAATTTCTCCTCTAAAAAGTTAATGGTATCTTCTGTATTATCAAATCGAAAAGGAATTACTTTAAGGAGTTTGTTGCCATTCCTGACAACAAGAACAGTCTCAGCACCACCATCACTTAAGTCAAGACCACCTTTGTTATAGGGTTCTGAAATCCATGGAATCTTATTGTCAATAGATTTTTGAATGTAGATATAGGGAATAACAACCATTTCATCAGTTGTTCCAAACTCAGCAAGAATTTTTGACTTAAAAGCAGCACCATGTTCACCACCGGGTAAATCTCTTTTGTCCATTTCAATAGCGTTTTTCTTGATGTGTGGACAGTCATACGCCGTTATGTGATATAGAATCCAGTCAATTGGTTTAATATCATACACTGAACTTATCTGCCTTCTATCTACAGAAGTCCTATCTATGTCATAAAAATGACCGAGTGGAAGACCAGGTGTTGATACTAACGCTCTATGAGTATAACCGGTGCAACGAGACATAGCAACATAAATATCATCAGGAACAGACTTAGCTTCTGACTCAAAGAGTGCCATCTTTCTTCCTGAACCAAGAGGATGATACCCTTCAGCTTTACCAGCTTCATCGGTAGCAAATAGAAGTATTGGTGATTCAGTAATTAGACAATAGTAATAACGATAGTTGCATTTCCATATTTCTTCTCTGCCATCAGCGAACTTCTTATTGGCTGCTTTACATAATTGTTCGATATAAACATCAGTTTGATTATCAAGTTGAACACCAGATGATGATGTAATAACACCACGAGATAGTTTGTATCTCATACAAAGCCAAACAATACATGCCGCAATGACATACTTATCTTTACCAGAACCATTACAAGCTCTAACTATTGACTGGAATGGATGGTCATCAGATTGACCCCCTGCCGCAAAATCTAACATATATTCTATTTGCCATGGATGAAGAGTGACTAAGCCACTCTTAATGTCGTCATCTAACAAGAAAAGAAGTTCAACAGGGTCAGATATATCAAATCCTTTTTCGCGTTCATCTGTAAAAGTATCGTGCTGCAAAGGGGAAGAAGGAACCTCTACAGCACGTTCCTGTGGCTCAGGCTGCGGTGGGGCAACCTCTTTTACTTCAACAAGAGGGGAAATAATAACCCCTTGAGAAGGAGCAACAACAGAAATTATACCACCATTATTAATGAACTCTTCTTGTTCATCTGATGGCAAGTTGGAGTATTCTTCTTTGGTCATAACGCTTCCACTTTAATTCTATAGCTATCACCAACCTTTTCAAAAATGTCAGGCCTTGACTCAGCAAGTTTAACAGACTCAGGTGACATTTGAAGTGCATATTTCTCAGTAGAATTATCCTTCAATGCTTCTACTGCCAATTCTATATCTTTAACTGTTAATGTCATACTGGTATAACTTTTCTCTGACCACTCCCGAAGGTTTCTTTCAATTTACTCGCTCCACTCCTGGCTGACTTCATGGCTTCATTGAAATCAAGTATGTTGAATGTATTCTTTTGAACAGCCCTAACAACCTCTTTCCTTCCCTTAAAGTCATCTCTCACATACATCGCGGCCTTTAATCTTACACTATCATCTTCAGCACCAAGAGCTATTGAAACAATCATTTCTCTTATACGCCGTTCTTCGTCCTCCGTGAAGTTAGATTTAGTGTCCTCTTCACTTTCTTGACCGCATGCCTTACGGTATAAGGCACTACTTTGCATCAACGCGGCCTTGACTGCTATTGGTTCCATAGCCCTATCTTCAGCTATTTCCTCAACAGTCATTCCTTCCTGCTCGTAGGCAGTTTTAATTGATGTTAGTTCCGTGGTCATTACAGATTCATCTTAATACTATTAATTTCTTCTTCGGCTCTCTGGCGTGATTCGTCACCTTTGAACTGACGAGTGAAAAGAATAGCAGCTGCTATTTCCTTAAGTTCCTCTGGTGTATATTGCTCTTCTATTGGTGTATAGAGTGCCCTTTGCATTTGTTCTGGTGTTGATATGTTAAGTCGTGGTAGGCTCATTTTTAGTTATTATTGGCACAGTCTCAACCAGTGAATCTGGGTCAAACTTTACAGTAACAAAGCGTGGCGGCCAGGTTTGGTTACCTTTAAGAGAAGAACCAAATCCACTTTTGTTAAACTTGCTTTCTTCTTGCTTCATGTTGTTGTCTGTGTGCATCGGATAATGTTTTTCTTATTTTTGTTAAGGAGTCTTTAATAGCAAGAGCCATACTAGATGAGATAGGCTTAATTTGCATTAGTCTATCGCGACTTTTACGTAGAGACTCATACTGGTCAGAACTTAACATAATAATCTTGACATAAGGACTAATAGCATTTTTCATGCCACTCGTTATTTACTAGTCTCCGTAGGGACTATAAGTAAGGAGTATATGGACTTCTGTATAAGAGTATATGGTGTATTATAGACTCATTATGAAGGGAAAATGGGATTTCTTAAATTGTATTATTGTGAGAGGGGTATAGTGCCACTCGCCCTTTCGCTTTCTGTTTTCTTTTTATGACTTGCGTTTCTATTAACATAAGGCTAACTTATTCTTTGCGTTAGTTACTGCTTATACTTATAGTCAATGTTAGTTAAACTTATGCTGTTAGTTATGCTTATGCACACTATAAGCAGTAACGTGCCTTATGATTACTATAAGCATAGCTAACGAATCATAAGTCAATATAACGCTCAATATCAATTCTTATATACTTCGGCAATAATATGGAGTTGATAGATAGTGATAGATTTGATCACTATGTATCAGTACTCTGCGTTGATACCACTGCTT